ATGAGCCACGCTACCCATAAGCTCACCGCGGCCCAGGTGAAGCGCTCGAAGTACGAAGGCCGGGCATTCAAGCTGGCGGACGGGCAGGGCCTGACCTTGGTGGTGAACCAGCACGGCCGGTACTGGCAGCTGCGCTACCGCATTGGCGGCAAGGAGCGCACGTACAGCATCGGGACGTACCCCGAGGTCTCGCTGGCCGAGGCCAGGGAGGCAAAGGACGACGCTCGGCAGCTGATCAAGGATGGCGTGGACCCTGTGGCGCACCGGCGCGCGCGGCGCTGGGCGAACGTGCAGACGGCCGAGGATACGTTCGAGGGCTTGGCGCGTGAGTGGTGGGATACCCTGCACCGGCACGACACCGTACAGAAGCATGCAGAACGAAACCTGCGCCGCCTGGAGCTCTATGCGTTTCCGCTGCTGGGGCGCCGACCAGTGCGCGAGCTGACCGCCGGCGAGGTGCTGGAGGCGCTGCGCGTCCCTGAGCGGCAGGGGCGTCTGGATACCGCTCACCGGGTCCGCGCGCTGATCGGGCAGGTTATGCGCTACGGCATCCCGACCGGGAGAACCGAGCGCGACGTGACCCAGGATCTGAAAGGCATGCTCCGCTCGCCCAGGGTGAAGCACCACAAGGCGGTACTGGATCTGGACCAGCTGGCCGCCATGCTTCGCGCAATGGACGACTACAGCGGCACGGCCACGGTGCGCGGCGCGCTGCGCCTGGCGCCGATCCTGTTCTGCCGGCCGGGCGAGCTTCGCCAGATGCGTTGGTCGGATCTGGAGGGCGAGGTCTGGCACTTCCAGCCGTCCAAGGACGGTGACCCGCTTCTGACGCAGCTACCGCGCCAGGCGCTGCAGATCCTCGAGGAGATGCGCGCGCTCAACGGCCGCAGCGAGTACGTGTTCCCGTCGATGCGTGGCCGGGGCCGCCCCATGAGCGAGAACACGATCAATGCGGCCCTGCGCCGGATCGACTTCGCTGAGCAGAGCGGCCACGGGTTCCGGGCAGTGGCGCGCACGATCCTGGTGGAGCGTCTTGGCTGGCCGGTGGAGATCGTGGAAATGCAGCTGGCCCACCGCGTGCGCGACATGCACGGGCGGGCCTACAACCGGGCGCAGTGGTACGACCGGCGCCGAGACATGCTGCAGGAGTGGGCTGACTGGCTGGACGACCTCAAGCGCCCCGGCTGACAGGCACCGCGAACCCGCCAACGCGCCGGATTTTCGGCTCGCCCCTGGGCTTCGGTGCATTCTGGAACCGGATCTCGCCGGTGGTGTACGTGTCCAGCCAGCGCCGCAGCTCGTGGACCGAGACGCCCAGGGACTTCGCCGCCCCGCGCTCGGTCTGGCCGGCCTCGGCGCATTGCATGACGTGCTTGTAGTGGCCGATGTTGAGGCGGGTCACGACTGACCCCCTGGTGCCGGCAGCAGCGCCGGCATTTCGCCGGTCTGGTACGCGCGCTCGATCTGCGGCCGCATCCAGGCCCCGGCAGTCTGGCCATCCGGTAGTTGGATGTGTGCCAGGAATTCTCCCTCGAACTCCGTGATGCCGCTCTCGACCGCCTCCAGCTTCGCCTTGATAACCAGGGCCAGCGCGCGCCAGCGTTGCCGGCAGGCCTGTTCCCATGCTTTGTGGGCTGCACTCTCGCTTCGGGCGCGGCCGGTATCTGTCTCGGTGAACAGGTGCGAATGGCGATCCGGCATTGGAAGGTCGAACCGGATACGGCGGTCATTCATTTGGAACGCCACGACTGCGCGATCGCCTTCCCAGCCATACATGAACGAACTCGCGTTGTAACGCTGCAAGATCCGCTCGATCTCCGCGCGGCTGCGGTCGCTGGTTACGTCCGTTTGGGCTGCGTAGCGGCTCACGACGCACCCCCTTCCGTATTGGGCGGAGTCCATCCCATTTCCTTCAACTTTTCCCGGATGGCACCTTCGTGCTCTGCTGCTACTAGGTTGTACGAGACGGTTGCCACATGGGAATCTTTTACAGTGTGGGCTTCCGGCTTCGGCGCGGCGGCGAGCATGGCCGAAAGAAACTCGGACACAACGCTCAATCGCGCCTCCTCATGCTCGGGAGGCCCGATCACCGCAAAGCTGCCATTGGGCGCGCGCATGACGACGTGGCCAGTGCCTTCCAAGTCAACGCGCCACCCCTCCGGCACCGGCTGGGATTGCCGCAGCCGCTCGTTCTCCGTGCGCAGGCGTTCGATCTCGATCTGGTATGCCGCGCCCTCGCAGTACCCCGCGCAGTGCGGGCCTTTGTGTTTCTCGTCCATTACGCACCTCCCGTAGACCCGAACCCACCGCCGCCCCGCTCGCTGGCCTCGAACTCCTCGACCACGCGGAACTGCGGCTGGATCACCGGGACGATCACCAGTTGGGCGATGCGGTCGCCGGGGTTGATCAGGAACGGGTCCGCGTCCGGCATTGGGCCCGCTGTACTCCATCGGACCTCCTGAATACGGTTCCACGCAGAGACCATGAGCGGCCCCTGATAGTCGCTGTCGATCAGGCCGACCAGATTGCCCAGCACAATCCCATGCTTGTGGCCCAGCCCGGAGCGGGGCAGGATCATTGCGGCGTAGCCCGGGTCGGCGATGTTGATTGCGACCCCGGTTGAGATCAGCTCGCAGTCACCGGGGTATAGCTCCAGTTCGTGATCCACCATCGCCCGCAAATCCACGCCAGCCGATCCCTCGGTGGCCGGCGCGGGCAGCGGGTACTCCGTGCCGATGCGCGGGTCCAGGATCTTGAGGTCAATCTGCATGGGCCGTCTCCTTCGGTACTGTGCTCAGTAGCTCCTCCTCGGGAAGCCACCAGAATGATTCGGATACAAGCATCAGGTCTCCGGCCTCGGATACCCACCGGCCTTTACTCGGCTGCCATGTCCACAGCTTGCCGGACAGGCAGTGCCCGAATATGTCGTCGGCATAGGCCAGAACCGCAGAGAAGGGGCGCTCGGCATCCGGTCGCTCTGTGTGCGGTCGCCAGTTCACCTTCGCATCAGCTTTCATAGGGCTCTTCCTTCGCCGCACACTCCGCAGCCAGCGCGGAATAGGCGACCTGATCGGTGTAATCGTCCTCGCGGTAGGCGCCGCCCGCAGCGCGCGACATCTTGAGCGTGGCCTGGAACTGCCAACCCATCGTCTCGCTGATCGGGTCCAGCCCTTCCGCGATGCGTCGGCGGATCATGTCGCCATAGATCGCGTTGAAGCCCGCGACGCACCGCCCCATGCTGCGCTCACCTTCCGGCGTATCCCGACTGGCGGCGCGGTCCCGCATTTCGGCAGCGGCCCGGCGCAGGTAGCACGGGGCGCTCTTGTCGTCTGCGGGGCACTCGACCACGGACGGGCTCATGTGGCCGGGCCAGTCCTCGTCTTGGATGTGGTTCGGGTCCATGGCGCCGGCAGTGTCGAGGCCAGCGGTCGGGCCGATCTTCTCCGGGGCGCCCATCACGCACCTCCTGAATATGCGATCGCGCGCTGCATGCGAGTCTCGTCAGCGCGGTTCCAGTACCAGTCCTTGCAGCGCTGTCCGCAGAACGCATGCTGGTACGACCGCTTGCGCTGCGCCTTGCCGCACGCCGGGCAGGCGATTTGCTCGCCGGTCTTGGCGGCCTTGGCCTTCGCGTATGCGTGCTTGATCCCGGCGCGCTGCGTGCGCTCCATTTCGCGCTCGTGCTCCCCGATCTCGGCCAGGTATTGCGCTTCGCTCGTGTCACCCATCACGCGATCCCCCGCACCGGACTGAACGGCACGTCGTCGTCCAGCGGACCGCCGCCGGTCTGCGCCGGGGCCTGCTGCGGCTGCTGTCCGCCGCCCTTGCCGCCGATCAGCTGCATTTCGTGGGCCACGACCTCGGTGCTGTAGCGGTCGTTACCGCTCTGGTCCTGCCACTTGCGGGTTTGGATCTTGCCCTCGAGATAGACCTGCGAGCCCTTCGCGAGATACTGGGCCGCGATGTCCGCTAGCTTCCCGAAGATCACTATCCGGTGCCACTCGGTTTCCTCGCGGTCTTCGCCGCTGTTCTTGTCCTTCCACCGCTCGCTGGTGGCCAGGCGAAGGTTGGTTACGGTCACGCCGTTCGGGGTCTCGCGGCGCTCCGGGTCTTGGCCCAGGTTGCCGAGCAGAATTACCTTGTTGACTCCACGGGCCATCAGTTCGTCTCCTTTTCCTGTTCGATTCGACGGCGCACTTCCTCGCGGTCGACGCGCATGTCGTCCGGCGCTGTGATGCCGACTCGTACCTGGTTGCCCTTGACCCCAAGCACCTCGACTTCGATCTCGTCTCCGATCAGTAGGCGCTCGCCGGGTCTGCGACTCAAAATGAGCATGTTTCCGTCTCCCTGGTTGAATAGGTGGATGGCGCGGGCCGGTCGCTACTCCGGCTGTGGCTGATTCAGGGCTCGTCACCGGCTTTCGCCTGTCGTGTCCCCGCGCTGCCAACGGCACAGATGCCTTGTTTTAAGTGCTGCACCCTTCGCACTGGACGCGTGTCTGCTTTCCACGCCGCCGCGCCATCCGGTGGTGTGCTCTGTCAGTGGCTGGCCTCTCACCAGCCCGCCGGTTATCCCGGACCCCCTGACCTCGCCATCTACGCTCCCCAACTGCGCAGAACACACCCCGCATGCCGCGGTAAAAGTGCCTGCTTGACCGGACCCCGGCAGGCGCGGGGTGGGCTGCGGCCGGTCTCCGCGGGGGGGGGTTATGCCGCCTCGCAGCGCTCCGAGTCGCGGACGTAGGCGATATGCCGGATCAGGGCGTCGCAGATCGCGTCAAAGTCCCGCTCGCGGTACAGCACGGCGCGGCCCTTCTTCTCGGCAGCCGGGATGCCCAAGGTTGACTCGATAAAGTCGCCGTTGAGCGTCAGTCCCAGGCGCGCGGTGATGTCGCCGATCTTGAGCGTGGCGGGCGCGTCCGGGTCCGGATTGGAATGCGTTGTATGCGGCTCGTCGTTCCAGCACTCCGGGTCGGCGCATGGCGGCCCCCCGTGATTGCCGTCGCACTTGCCTGCTTCGCGTCGTTGAGCCTCCTCGGATTCGTGGCGCTCCTTGGCCTGCTGGGCGCGCTCGTCGTTCTCTCGGCGCTCATGCTCGGCTTTGACGTGATCCGCGATGCGTGCCTTGGCCGCGGCTTCCATGTCGTCGGGCGCCTTGTGGACCAGCTGCAGGCGATCCGGGAACAGGGTCGGGTAGTCGGCGGCGATCTCGTCGAGGCGCTTGGCGTTGGCGCGCACGCGCTCAGCGGTGGCGCTGGCCTTCATCTTGGCGTCGAATAGGGCCGCGTCGGCGGCGTCCTGTAGAGTCGCCACGGTTTTTTTGCCCTTCATCGCGTCAGCAATGGTCTGGCCTGTTTCCGGGGGTGTCGCCAGATCAATTCCGTCGGGCAGCCCGGCGTTCAGCTTGGCGTAGTGCGCGATGATTGCGTCCACTGCTTCCTTCTTGATCTCGTAGCGAACCTCCTCCTTGCGGTTCTTCACGGACTTCTCGAGGTTCAGGCGGGTGTTGCGCGTCTCCTCGCGGATGTCGTCGATCGTGCGGAACAGGCGGTCCAGGTCCTCGGTCTGCGACAGCGCGTGGTCCTTGGCGGCCTGCAGCCGGGTCTCCACGTCCTTGGCCCATTTCACGGTGGCCTCGGCATCGGCGAAGTCCTGGTCCGTCTGCAGGTCGGTCTTGATCCCGCGAATCACGGCCATGGCCGCCTCGCGGAACTCCTCGACGTTGGAGGCGGAGACCTGACCGCTGACCTCGATATGCAGGGCGGGAAGGGTGCCCGGTGCGCTGCCCGTGGCTTCGGCCTTGCGTTCGCGCGGCTGGTACTCGGCCAGGTCGGCGTCGAACTGCTGCCAGCCGCCGAGCAACTTGGCGGCGTCCTCCGGGTCCAGCTGGACGCTGGTGCTGATCGTGCCCTCGTCGGTGCCGTCGGTGACGGTATAGATGCACCGCTGCGCGCCGGTGATGAGCAGCTGCTGGACGACCTGCCAGTAGTCGCAATCGGGAACGATTCCGTTGCGCACGTCCCCGGCCTTCTCAGCATTCCACTGCTTGCACTCCCAGATGGTGGTGCCTTCCATGTTCAGGCCGTCCAGGGACGCCAGCAGGTAGCCGTCGTCGTCCACCACGGTGACCGGGAACAGGGTCTCGCCGATGCGGCCCTCGATGATTGGGCGGGCTTTGGCCTCGACCTCATGGCCCTTGTCGAACACGCGCTGCAGCTGGGGCGAAACCTCCGGGGTATCGCCGGTCGCCTTCTGCCTCAGCAGCTCTTTCCGGCTGGTGTGGCTGGAGACGCCCATCATGGCCGGGGCGTCCGATGCCGTGCGGTGCTTCGCTCGAATGTCCAGCCATTCCTGGCTGCCCTGCTTTACGTTGAGGATCTTCATGCGGGTTCTCCCTCGTTCTCGCGCAGCCATTCACCGTCAATGGCCTCGGGTTCGTCGGTGTTGCCGGCCTGGCGGATCGCATGGCGCTGTTCGTCGGTGAGCTGCCAGCGGGTCTCGGCCATGCTGATTACCTGCTCGGCATCCATGCGCCCGGAATCAATCGCGCCGGCCCAGGCGTTCAGCTGTTGCTGAAACTCGTCGTCGGTCAGGTGCTGCAGGGCGGGGGGCTCGGGTTCCTGCTGCTCGTATCCCAGCGCGCCCTTCTGGTCGAACTGGAACTGCATGGCGTTGTTGTCGTGCTCGATCACGCTTTGCAGCGTGTCGTTCTGGTGTGGCATCTGCTTGTACAGGCGCTTGAGCACGCCCTTGATAGCGAACTGGTCGTACCAGTTGGTCCAGCCCGGGCCGTTGCTGGACTTCGATGCCTCCCGGATCTTCTCGATGTCGCGGCGCGGCATCACCTCGCGCTTGATCTCGCCGTTCGAGAGCTTGGCGATGGCGTAGGCGGCAATCACGTTGCCCGGGTCCTCTGCGCCCAGGTAGGGCTCATGCTCAATGCGTGGCTCGTCTCCGCGGGCGAAACGGAAATGGTCTTTCTCGTACACCGCAGCAGCGTCGATGTACTTCGCGCCGGACTCGTACATCTTCGCCAGCAGGCCGCCCACCATCGGCATGTACTGCGCTTTTTTCACCCACTGCGGGTTCTGCCTGTTGCCGACGTTGGTGTTGTAAATCTGGATCGTCGCTTCCCGATCATCCGGCAGCAGGCCATCCTTCGCGGAGAGCATGAACGCGCCGAACAGGCTCTGTCGGTCGGCTTCGAGTAGATCGGGGCGCATGCCGACCACGGTGATAGCCGTTCGGATGAAGCGGTCCGGGTCGATCTCTTTCGGGAGCTGCTTGGCGATCTCGCTCCGCATCGACTGCATCGAATTGCGGAACTGCTGCATCGGGCTCGGGTGGTGGTTGTCTCGGTTCATGTTGTCCTCCGTGGTCATTCGCCTGCCGACGGCAGGTTGTCGATCCATGCCTCCACGTCCTTGCGGCGCCAGGCGATAGTGGTGGTGCCACCTACTGCGCGCGGTTCCGGGAACTCTCCCTGGCGGCGCAGGCGGTACAGCGTGGTGCGGCCGAGGCCGGTCATTCGGAGCACGTCGCTCTGCCGCAGTAGCTCGGGCTGGACCTGCTTCATGCCAGGGCCCTCCGCTCGGCCTCATCCTCTGCAGCGAGCTGCTTGCGGTTGGCGATGCGGCTTTCGGCGGCCTCGGTGATGAGCTCGTCCACCGTCTTGTCCCAGTCGCCATCGCGGATCACTTCCAGCAGCGCCACGCTGTCGCTGGAGATTTCCGATTTCGCGGCCTCGAGCTCGTCGCGCTCGGTGTCGTCTTCCGGCCCGAGGTTCCAGATATAGGGGGTGATGCACGGGTAGCTCATTTGCGGTTCCTCCAGGCTTCGATGGCGTCGGCGACTCCGGCCAGCACGGCGAATACCGCGATGAACGGGGCGACGTAGAGCAGAAGGGCCATGGCCGTCTCGATAGGGGTCATTTCTCGCGCTCCTGCCACTGTGATTGCGCAGCGCAGAGCTCACGGCGCACCTCGCCCAAGGTGATGTCGTCTGTGGGTTTCTTGAGTGATTCCAGACGGGAGACCAGGAGCGCGACCGCTCCGGTAGGCATGTCGCCAACCCCATGGACTTGTTGCAGCGTCGCGAGCATGTCGCGGGTGAAGTTGGCGTCTTGCATGACGTGGCTCCGTCCGTGTCGTTGGATCAATTACAGACTAATCTGTAACGGAAGTCAACAGGGGCGTTTGTATTTTTTGTCCCTATAGCCGGACTGGCCAGCAGGGCGCGATGTGGCTACGATTCAGGGAAAATCAGGGAGGGGTAGGAATGAGCGGAGAAAAGCGAGCATCAAAGGTCACCCTGGCGACGCTGATTGCAGCGTGCGTGACCTTTGTGGCGGGGATAATACTTGGCGCGGCCTGGGAGAGTCGCGAGGGGTCCTACCGAACGGTGGATGAGTGCGTGCTGGAGAACTACCCGGGCGGCGGGGCCATGGAGATAATGGCGCTGGAACGGCTTTGTGGGAAGGTTGTGCGCGCCCGGTGATCAGGGCCGGCTGGAGCGGTTCGTGCGAATCCGCACGGCCTCCATCTCGCCGTAGGTGAACTCCATCAAGCGGTCCCCCAGGTACTCGGACAAACCCTTGCCCTCGATCGCGGCCAGGGCCGACAGGTCGCAATAGAGCTGTTCGGGAAGGTTCACCTTGGCGGTGTGGTCATTCGGGCCAAGGTCGCGGGGCAGGGTGCGTCCGCTACGGGAGAACAGGGGCTCGTCGGTCATCGTAGATTCCGTTTGTGCTGGACGACCGGGCCGATCAATGTGCCCGGGTTCGATGAGTCAATGGTGATGCTCGCATAGTCGGGGTTCATCGGGACCAGCTCGTAGACAGGGTGCCCCAGCTCGTCGCGCCCGCGATCCCGGTACTTCTTGACCGTTGCCTCGGTGTCGCCATTGACCTTGGCCACCACCACGTCGCCAGGCCGCACGCAGGCGTCCGGGTCCACGAAAATAATCTCTCCCTCTCGGAACTCCGGCTCCATGGATCGGCCCCGGATCTCGAGCGCAAAGGTGTGGGGCCCCATGACCTCGGCCGAAACGGGATCCAGCCATTCGTGCCGGTGCCCGTCGCCGCGTTCGTATGCGTCCACGATCTCGCGTGGGGCGCCGGCCTCCACGTAATCGATCACCGGAATTCTCCTGGCCTTCGGCACCGTCGGAACAGCGTAGACCTCTGCGCCAGCATCCGCTACAGCGTAGGGGCTGCCGCTATGTTTACCTTCTCGCCAACCAGGGAAGTGTTCGTCAAGCACGTCCTCCATGTCGTATGGCGTGGCGAAGGGTGCGCCATACGTGCCGCCCGGAAGTCCCTCGACGAATTGCAGCAGCTGATCGTGCTCCGATTCATCGGGGTCGAAGTCCCGCAAGAAACGTTGGATGGCGTCGTTGGCCGCTGAGCCAAGGGTGCTGCTGTGATCTTCTGGGCGCCCCATCGATCCGGCCCCGGTCTCCAGCCAATCAGTCGAGACACCCATTGCCTTTGCAAGCGCATGCGTATGGCGCGAGCCCTTCCCGCGGCTGCACAGGTATTGGACTGTCTGCTGCTTCACCCCCGCCTTATTGGCGAGCTCGGTTTGCGTCAGCCCTGATGCATTCAGAGCTCGGCGCATGCGTTCTGCGAAAGATTCCATGCGCTCGATTCTACAAACGGTTTGGTGTTGTGTCGCACACATGCCGCTGTTGACGGAATACAAACTGGTCTGTATTGTTTTGGTCATGGACAGACCAATCGATAAAGCCCTGGCCGCTTGTGGCGGCAACCAGTCTGAGCTCGCGCGTCGCATGGGCGGAAAGGTCCGTCAGGCGCACGTCTGGCACTGGCTCAAAACCGGGGTGATCCCGGCCGAGCGGTGCCGAGCCATGGAGCGGGCAACAGGCATCCCCGCAAACGAGCTTCGGCCCGACATCTTCGGCACCGATTCCGACGCAGCCTGACCCGAAATCTCAACCGGGCCGGGCACCCCGGCTCGCACTGCAGGAGCACAACGATGATGGACCCGAACATGAGCCGGTCGATTAGCCGGACCTCGGCCGGCAAAGCCACCGAGGAAATCAAGGTGCGCGTCTCGGAAGACGTGAAGTCGGAACTGGCTGCCCTGGCTGCGGTACATGGCTACTCCCTTAGCGAGTATTGCCGGGTCGCTCTGACGACCCACACCCGCGGTCATTTCCATGTCTTGCAGCTTGCCGTGGGCGCCCGTGATTCGGAAGGGCGGGAATAGTCCCGCGACACGGGCACAAAAAAGCCCCGGCTGGCGGGGAAGGCCAAGTGCCGGGGCTTTATCAACTCACGAGGGGATTATGGCACAGATCAGGATGACTTCAATACCGGCGCCGAGGGCGCTGGCATGAATCACTACCGCCACCACATTGGCGACTACCGCAAGGACACGTCGCACCTGTCCCTGCTGGAGCATGGCATCTATCGCCAGGCGATCGACCTGTACTACCTGAGCGAATCCCCCCTGCCTTCGGATATGTCGCGCCTTATGCGTTTGCTATGCGTTCGCACTGCGGACGAGGAGCGAGCCCTGTGCGCAGTGCTTGAGGACTTCTTCACGCTGACGGATGAGGGCTACGAACACGCCCGATGCAAGCGGGAACTAGAGGCCATTTACGAGAAATCCGAGAAGGCCAGGGAGTCCGCGCAGAAGCGGTGGGGCAAGGAAAAACAAGAAGTTAAGCCCCGAAAGTCGCAGAAAGATACAGGCGCAATGCGAACGCATAGCGAAAGCAATGCGAACGCAATGCTACCCAGTAACCCAGTAACCCAGTACCCAGTACCCAATAAAAACCATGGGGCGAATCCTTCGGATCGCCCTGGTGAAAAAAGGCGCGCGAAGTTCACTCCGCCTTCAGTCGATCAGGTCGCCGAGTACTGCCGCGAGCGTGGCAACCATGTCGATCCCCAGCAGTTCGTGGATTTCTACGAGGCCAAGGGCTGGATGGTCGGCAAGAACAAGATGCGCGACTGGAAAGCCGCCGTGCGCACCTGGGAAAAGAACCGAGGAAACGCCAATGAAAGCCATCAGCGATCTGGCCAGCCAAGTGGCCGAACAAAGCGCGTCGCCGACGCCCTCGACGACATCATCCGAAACGGACTGGAGCCCGCTGCCGAGTCAGTGGGTGGCGGCACTGTTCCGCAAGTTTCAGGCGCGGTACGGCCACCGCTGGACGTCGGCTATCGAGGGCATTGAGCGCGTGGCGGTGCAGGAGTGGGCCGAAGGCCTGCAGGGCATGACGCCGGAGCAGACCCAGCAAGGGCTCGAGACCTGGGATAGCGAGTGGCCCCCGACGCTACCCGAGTTCCGCGATGCCTGCATTGGCAGGAAGTCTGGCAAGAACGAGTTCGGCCTGGACTACACGCCGCAGTACTACCGGGGCGGAACGGTGGACAAGGCCAAGATGCTGCCAGGGCCGAAGACAGAGGAAAACCGCGCCCGAGCATTGGACGAACTGAGCGCGATGAAGAGAATCATCGGAGGTGCAGCATGATGCGAATCGAAACACCGGCCAGCCGGCCTACCGACCCCCATACCAGCGCAATCGCCGAGCGGTCCATGACCGAGAGCGGCGCACGTCAGGCGCAGATCCTGATCGCGGCCAAAGCCGTTCGCGAGCACCCCGGTGTCAACAGCTCGGAGCTCGCCCGCCTGACCGAGCTGGACCGTCACATGCTGGGCCGTCGCCTGAGCGAAGCCGAAACCGCCGGCCTCGTCGAGCGCGGCGATCCTCGCACGGACCCAGTGACCGGCCGCCCCGGCGTGACCTGGTGGCCGAAGGGGGTGGCGTGATGGATGACGTGACAAAAGAAGAGGCGCTTGAGGCTTTGGACTCGATGGAAGATTACTCGGACGCTCGGGGGGTTGACCCAATGCGCATGGATCGGCTTGCGGATCAGGTTCGGCGCTACATCGAGCAATCCCGACCGAAAGGCCAGTGCCGCCGATATTACGGCGGCTGGGGTGTGGCGTACTACCGGGGAGCAGTGGATGAAGCGCTGAGAGAGTGCGATCAAATTGAGCGCGCCCTTCGTGTGGAGCAGATCGCCCTGAGGGGCAGGCTGGAGCAGTTCGAGCGCCTGGTTATCGCTCTCGAGAATCCGCCGGAAGGGGACGCCTGATGGACGAATGGCAATACGAAATGGCCGAGCGCGAGGAGCGCCGGGCTCGCGATCAGGCTGTTGAGGCAGCCCGCGCAGCCGACCAGAGCCCAGCCCCGGAGTGGGATGGCGACACCGCGTACTGCCCGCAGTGCGGAAACGAGAACACCGCCCGGGCCAAGATCGGGCGCGGTCGCTGTATCGACTGCCAGGAGATCCACGACAGCCTGAGAAAGCGGGGGCTGGCATGAAGCCCGGCGTGAAAGATACCCGCGAGTATCGCCTGACGGGCGGCCGGCGCGTGACGGTGGGCGACGTGGCGCGCGAGGCGGGGATCACTCGCGAATGCGCCAGGAGCCGTCTGCGCAGCTCGCGAGACCCTTCGGTGGTGTTCGCCAAGCCCCGGCCCTCGGTCCCTGTGTACGAGCTGAGTGACGGCACACGCGGCACCAGTGCGCAGCTGGCGAAGATGGCCGGTATCAGCCAGGGGCAGATGACCGTCCGGCTGCGCGAAAGCCGCAACGCCGAGGAGGTGCTGCGGGGCAACCGGCACAAGCTGCGCGACTTCGGCTGGCACCTGCCGGATCATCGGCTGCAACTGGACGGCACGCCGAGCTTCGATGACGAGGTGCGGGCGTAATGGGGCGGATGGCGGAAAGGCTCAACCTGCGCAGTCGCGTGGATCGTCAGCGCGGCACGCTTCAGGAGTGGCAGGAGCTGGCGTTGAACCTGGGCGAGCGGCTGGATGAAGCCAACGACCTGGCGGAGATCCAGCGCCTGATGCTCAAGGAGGCGCACGAGGAAATCGACCAGCTCAAGCATGACTTGACGCGGGCGCGCAGAGGGGGCGTGGCATGAGCGAGTGGATGCTGTGCGGATGCGGGCACCGGTTCCCCTCGGATCTCGGAAAGCACGGGTGCCCGAACTGCTGCGGAGACTATGGCCCGGCAGACTATGGGCCGGCTGGTTCTGCGGTGTACGACTGCCACAACCATCCGCGGCGCGAAGCCGTCGTGTCGGAGCACGAGGTTCAGGTGGGTTGGTCGCGAGACGGCCGCAGGATCATGCGCGACCACCGGACGGAGTGGGCCGTGGTCCAGTGCGGGCACGACCAGCCTCACCAGGACGCGAAGTGCGCAGGGTGCTTTTGGATGCACAACGGTGATGCGGAATGAGCCTCACACGATACCGACTCACTGACGGGAGCGAATGGACGGCGCGCGAGATTGCGGACCTGACCGGTGTAACGCCGGCGCGGGCCCGGGACCGGCTTCGGCAGTCCAGGGAGCCGCACCGGGTGCTGGCGCGCAAAGGGCTTCGGGCCCGGCGTTCGCAGCCCGAGACGAAGCAGCCGAGCATGCGCGTGATGGACCTGACGCCGGGGTGTTCATCGTGAGTGCGCATGTGATCCGCACCGAGGCCGACCGCGAGCGGTTGATCCGGCTGCTGCAGGGCCGCGATCTGCCGATGACGGTATCCGTGCGGGCTGGAGCTCAGCGCAGCGTCGAGCAGAACCGCCTGCAGCGCCAGTGGATCAACGAGGCGGCCGAGCAGCTGGGCGACGAGCCCGAGGCGATCCGAGCCTACCTCAAGCTGCGCGTCGGTGTGCCCCTGCTGCGCGATGCGCACGAGGACTTCCGGGCGCAGTACGACGCGACGGTGAAGCCGCTCCCCTACGAGAAGAAGATCGAGATCATGCGTGAGCCGATCGACTTTCCGGTGACGCGCCTGATGACGGTGCGCGAGAAGACCGAGTACCTGGAGCGCGTGTACCAGCACCTGAGCGAGCAGGGCGTATTCCTGACGGACCCGAACCTGGGCGCTCGGTCGAGGGCGGTGGCATGAGCACGATCCGCGAGGCCGCGAGAGGCCAGACCTGCACGCTGCGCCTGCCGGGTGTGTGCAGCGGCGACCCCGGCACGACGGTCTTGGCGCACCCGCCGATCTGCAATGGCGGTATGGCGCTCAAGGGGGCGGACATCGACGGCTCATTCGCTTGTGCCAACTGTCACGACGTGGTCGACGGACGGGCTGCGGCCGAGCACCTGAGCACCGAGGACATTCTGTGGTCCTGGATCCGAGCCAGCCAGGAGACCCGGGGACGACTGGTGCGCATGGGATTGATTCGTCACTCCGGAGAAAGCACGCGAAGGGAGGTGGGCGATGACGAGTTCTGATCGGCTGTACCTCGGGATTGACCCTGGCGCGACCGGGTGCCTGGCGCTGCTGGATGCAGACGGCGGCTATATCGACCACCTGCTGATGCCTACGATCAAGATTGGCAGCCGCAACCGGGTGAACGGGGCTGCGGTGGCCCACTGGCTGCAGCAGTCCGGTGAGATCGCGCACGCATTCCTGGAGCGGGTTCAGTCGATGCCCAAGCAGGGCGTGGCCAGCACGTTCTCGTTCGGGCATTCCGCGGGCCTGGTCGAGGGCGTGGTCGCCGGTGCGGGAATCCCGCTCACCCTTGTGACGCCCCAGCGATGGAAGAAGCATGCCGGGTTGATCGGGAGTGACAAGGACGCGGCACGATCGCGCGCGGTTCAGCTGTACCCCGGGTTGCGGGCGCTGGACGCCAAGGGAAAGGGGCAGGCCCTGGCCGATGCGCTGCTGATTGGGCGCTATGGCGTAGGAGCGCCTGAGTGAATGACGACCGCGACCGCCAGGCAGCCGGCATGGTCGCGACGATGGAGCCGCTGGCGATCAAGACTTGGCTCATGGTGCAGGCCGACCGGCAGTACGCGGAAGACATGCGGCACCGGCTCAACAACGCATGGGCCGAGCAGAGAGCCGGAAACGGCCTGAGCGTGTGCGAGATCAACGACTACCTACTTCGGGAGCAGCAGGATGGGTGCGATGGCGATGATGAGTGACGAATGCGGCTTCGGCGGGCTGCGGTTCAAATCCGGCGAGCACTGCCTGCAGTGGGCGGAGGAGCAGCTGGCACGGGTGAAGTGCCGCGGGATCTACGCACAGATGGTCGGCGGGGCCGGGCAAGTTTCATGGGACGAGATCCAGGACTGCGCTCAGACCATCCTGGTGGCGCTGGGCGAGGTGGGCGACCACCGGGCTCGGGAGGCCTACCGCGCGGTGTACGGGGCGGAGCCTTCTGGCGGCCTGCAGACGTTGGTGGCGTTCGTAGGCGACTACCTGGGCAAGCACCTGGCCGGCCGGCGCCGGGAGGGCGACTACCTCGAGACGATCGGGGCGGTCGCAGTGATGCGGGCCCGGCAGCGCGGGCATGGATGGAAGGTGGCACCGCGGGGCGCCTATGCCCGGGAACTGGGAGTCACCCGGCAGGCGATCGACGGCCCCGGGCCCAAGGCGCTGATCGACGCAGCCGAGCAGGTGGTGGCGACATGGGTGGAGCGCGGCGAGCGGGAGTTTCTGGACGTGCTGCGGGCTAAGGGCGTGCCGGTGTAGAGTTGGGTCAAGATGGGACAGGAGGAGGTGGGATGAAGATCGACGGCTGGGTAGATACCGAGTTTCCGAGCAGCGAAGATCTGGATGGCCTGCGGAATGTTCTGGTGGGGCAGCGCATTGAGTCTGTCGAGGTTGTCGATGGCGAGGACATCGAGCGCATGTACCGCTTGATCGTCACGCTTGAGGGTGGTGGGAAACTGGAGGTTGAAGGCCAGGGCCCGGAGACCAGTGCTACGTTTGTAAGGGTGTCGCCAGCCCAAGGCGGTGAGTCGTGAGTGATGCGCGTTACAGGTATATGCACGACCCGAAGTTTCACCAGCTGGTGACGATGCTGGAAGGGTGTCTCGGGCAGGAGGGGTTTTCCATATCGGACCTCCATGATGCGCTTGATCTTGCGGTAGCCAAGAGGGCTGAGCAGATTGCGAGAGATCAGATGGCGATGTTCGAGCGTAATCACCGACCACCAGTTGACCAACGCTGATGGATTGCGTAACCTGAATCCAAACTACCCGAACTGTCAGAGAGCCCCGTCGGCATAGCGCCCCGGGGCTTTCTTCGTTCTGGGTCCACAAGCCCCGAGGCATTGCGCCCGGGGCTTTTTCGTTTGAGCCCTCGGTGACGGGGATACTCGGAGGCAGCAATGCAGACGTATATCGGTGTGAAGCAGGTCCAGGCGGAGCCGCAGGAGCGCGATGGCGAACCCGGTTACCGCGTGGTGTACCCGGACGGCTACGAGTCGTGGAGCCCGGCCCGCGTGTTCGAGGCGCACTACCTGGGGCTGGGCGACGACCCGACGCGGATCACCGGGGATGCGCTGGAGAACATGGACGGCGGCGTTGAGATCAGCCGCATGGGCAACCATACCGTCGTCCGCCTGCAGCTGCGCTCGGGCTTCTCAATCATCGAGGAGTCGGCGTGCGTGGACCCGGACAACTATGACGAGAGCGTGGGCACCGAAATCGCGATGGAGAAGGCGCGCGACCAGGTGTGGGCCTACCTCGGCTTTGTGCTGGCCTGGGCACGCAACGGTCTGCGGGCGTCGTAATGAGCTACGAGGACATCGCGCGCGTTGCGCATGAGGCGAACCGCGCCTACTGCCTGAGTATCGGTGACGATTCGCAACCAACGTGGGAGGACGCGCCCGAATGGCAGCGTGATTCGGCAGTAGCCGGAGTGATCGCGCACCTGGAGCGTGACCTGACACCGGAGGAGTCGCACGAAAGCTGGATGCGGCACAAGGCCGAGGATGGTTGGGTGTACGGCGAGGAGAAAGACCCCGAAGCCAAGACGCACCCGTGCATGGTGCCGTATGAGCAACTGCCGGAGGAGCAGCAGGCCAAGGACGCGCTGTTCTCGGCCGTCGTTTCGGCGCTGGAGCCTCACCATGGCTGAGCGCCAGAAATACGACTGGGAGGCGATCGCCCGGGACTACAAGGCCGGGCAGCTGAGCCTGCGCGAGATCGGCAAGAAGCACGGGCCGACCGATGGCGCGATCCGGGCACGGGCCAAGAAGCACGGCTGGACCCGAGACCTGAGCGACGAGGTACGGCGCCAGGCTCGAAGCCAGGCTTTGCGCGAGGAGTTGCGCAGGCCCAACGCAAGCGATGAGGAGATCGTCGAGGAGGCCGCCAAGGTCGGCAGCCAGGTGATCCAGACGCACCGGCGCGATATTCGTGACGGGCGCGAGATCGTCGAGATGATGCTGGGCGAGCTCAAGGCAGAGTGTCAGCACCATGAGCTGCTGAGCGAGCTGGCCGAGCAGCGGATCGACGCTGACGACATGGATGCGCGGGCCGCCAACGCGGTGCGCCGTGCGGTGAGCCTTCCGGGCCGGGCCGGGACGATCCGTGACCTGAGCCAGTCCATGCAGCGGCTGGTCGCCTTGGAGCGCCAGGCGTTCAACCTGGACGAGCAGGGCAGCGGTGATGCCTACGAGGATCTGCTGCAACTGCTGAACGAATGAGCGACAAGCTCGAGGCCCTGCGAAGGCTGCGGGGCGACTTCCCGCTGTACTCGCGCAAGGCGCTGACGATTCGCGGGAAGCAGGGTGTCGGGCCGTTCAAGCTGAATGACGCGCAGATGTATTTGCACGAGCAGCTGGAGGAGCAGCTGGCGGCGACGGGGCAAGTCCGTGCGCTGGCGCTCAAAGGTCGGCAGCAGGGAGTGTCCACCTACGTTCAGGGCCGGTACTACTGGAAGACGACCGGTGGCTGGGGCAAGCGGGCGTTCATCCTCACGCACGAGGATGCGGCGACTGGCAACTTGTTCGAGATGACCAAGAGGTATCACGAGAACTGCCCGGTGCCGCTCAGGCCGAGAGCGCAGCGCGCCTCGGCAACCGAACTGTATTTCGACCGGCTGGACTCCGGTTACAAGGTCGGCACGGCCAAGACGAAAGGCACGGGCCGGTCGGGGACGCTCCAGTATTTCCACGGATCGGAGGTCGCCTGGTGGCCGAACCAGCGCGATCACATGGCGGGCGTGCTGCAGGCGGTGCCGTCCGGTGAGGCGGGCGAAGGCACCGAGATCATTCTGGAGACCACGGCAAACGGTGTCGGGGAGATGTTCCACGAGCTCTGGCAGCAGGCCGAGCGCGGGGCATCGGAGTTCATCCCCGTTTTCATCCCGTGGTTCTGGCAGAAGGAGTACCGGTCACCGGTGCCGGCCGGTTTCGAGCTGAGCCAGGACGAGCAGGAGTATCAGGCGCTGCACGGGCTCGAGATCGAGCAGATGGTGTGGCGCCGCAACAAGATCGAGACCGAGTTCGGCGGCGAGGCCTGGCTGTTCAAGCAGGAATACCCGGCGATCCCGGCTGAGGCGTTCCAGGTGCCGAATGCCCGGCCGCTGATTCACCCGGAGGACGTGGTTCGCGCCATGAGCCAGGCCAGCCAGCCGTCTGGGCCGAAGGTGCTGGGCGTGGACGTGGCCCGCCAAGGCAAGGACCGCTCGGCGCTCGCGCTGCGCCAGGGTCGCGTCGCGCACTTCGTCTCGGCCCGGCATGAGCCAGACCTGATGGCGGTGGCCGGCTGGGTCGCCAGTGTGGTGAAGCTGCACAAGCCTGACGCGATCCATGTGGACGCTTCCGGGGGCTACGGCGCCTCGGTGGTGGACCGGCTGCGCGAGATGGGCGTGCCCAACGTGGTCGAGGTCCAGTTTGGCGGCCGCGCCCGGGAGCGCGACAAGTACAAGGACAAACGCTCGGAGATGTGGGGCGAGATGAAGGAGTGGTTTGCGCGAGGCGCGGTCAGCGTGCCGAACCAGGCCGACCTGCAGACCGACCTGCTGGCTCCGCAGCACGGGCACGACAGCTCTGGCCGCATGTGGCTGGAGCGCAAAGAGGACATGGCGAAGCGCGGCGTATCCAGCCCCGACAAGGGCGATGCGCTGGCGCTGACCTTCGCTGAGCCGGTGATGGCGCAGCAGCAACCGCACGTAATCGCACAGCGCGAATACCGACCGGCATCCGCCGCGGGGTACTGATGGAAGCACACGACGAGGACAACACGACGCCGGAAGCACTCCGGCGCCGGATGACCCGTATTGGTCAAAGGCTGCGCGCGCAGTGGGAGACCGAGGCGGTGCCCGAGCGGGAGGAGACCGAGCGGCGCTGGCTGGACGACCTGTACCAGTACCGCAGCGAGTACACCGAGGAGGAAAAGGCCCGGATGGAGGGCTCCAAGGTGTTCCCGCCGGCCACGCGCAAGAAGGTGACCACGATCGCCTCGCGCCTGCGTGACCTGCTGTTCCCGGCCAATGAGGACGCGAACTGGACGATCCGGCCGCCGAAGCACCCGAACCTGCGCCCGGACGACGCGCAGCGCCTGCAGCAGATGCTCCAGCAGCACCAGGAGCAGCAACAGATGGCGCATATGCAGGCGATGCAGCAGGGGCAGGAGCCCCCGCAGCCCGAGCCGCTGGACGTGGAAGCCCTGCAGCGCGAGATCGTCGAGGAACGCTGCGACCTGATGAAAGAGAAGATGGAGGCGCAGCTGCAGGATGGCCGCTATGCGGAGATCGCCGGTGGCGGCGTAATCCTGAGCGCCTGCATCTACGGCACCGGCCTGCTGAAAGGCCCGCTGGTCGATGTGCGCTATGAGCCGCACTACGTCCCCGACGGCATGGGCGGCTGGGCCGAGCAGAAACAGGAGATCGTCAAACCCTACTTCGAGCGCGTGGCCGTCTGGGACGTGTACCCAGACATGAGCGCGACCGACTGGCACGACGTGCGCTACGTCTACCAGCGCCACCCGATGCCCCGGCATGACCTGATCGACTTGGCCGAGCGCCCCGATTTCGATGGCGAGGCGATCCTGGAATACGTCAAGTCCGTGCGCAACGGCGACATGCTCGACCGCGGCAAAGACGTGGAGTTGCGCGCCCTCGGCTACCGCTCCCAGGTGGATGCCAACGGCTCCGGGCGCTACGAGGTGCTGGAGTTCTGGGGCGTGGTGCCCGTCGAGGATCTGATGGAGGTCCTGCCCGACGAGGAATCGCTGGAGTCCGTCGATGAGGTCTGGGCCAACGTATGGCTGCTGGGGCCGTATGTGATCAAGGCAGTGCTGAGCCCGGCCCCGGGCCGCAAGCATCACCCGTTCCATGCGTTCCAGTTCGATGTCGGCGACGACACCAGCCTGTTCGCGCACGGCGTTCCCAGTCTGATGCGCGACGACCAGCGGATGCTGGGCGCCAGCACCCGGGCGATGCTCGACAACGCGGCGATCGCCAGCGGCCCGGTGCTGGAGGTCAACATGGCCGCTATGGCGCCGGGCGAAAAGGCCGACTCGGTGTATCCGCGCCGGATCTTCTACCGCAACAGCACGGGACAGGAGGCCGCGTACCCGGCGGTGCGTGAGATCCCGATCAGCTCGCACATGGGCGAGTACCTGAACCTGATCCAGCTGGCCGAGGGATGGGTCCACGAGCACACGGTGCCGTCGTACCTGGAGGGACAGGGCACCGGAACATCCGGCGCCCAGGGCACTGCGGCCGGCCTGTCCATGCTGATGGACGCGGCCAATATCGAGCTCAAGACCCTCGCGCGCAACTTCGACGACGGCATCACCAAGCCGTTCATCCGGGCGCTGTACGCCTGGAACATGGAGATCGGCGACGACGACGCGGTGAAGGGCGATTACGACGTGGACGCGCGCGGCAGCTCCGCCCTGGTGGCGAAGGCCATGCGCGCCAACAAGCTCGACCAGTTCGCCATGACTGCCGCCGGCCTGCCGGATGCCCAGTGGATCAAGTGGGACGAGCTGCTGCGCCAGCGCCTGGCCGCACATGACCTGGCCGACGACGACCTGATGCTGACGCCCGAAGAACACGCGCAGCAGATGGAAGCCCAGCAGCAGGAACAGCAGCTGGAGAAACAGCTGGAGCAGATGCGCCTGGAGCTCGACCAGATGAAGGTCCAGTCCGAAGCCGTGTGGCGCGAGGCGCAGGCGATCAAGGCCCAGGCCGATGCGCAGTGGTCCCAGGCGCGCGCCGCCAAGACGCAGGCCGAAACCGAGGTCGGCGTGGCCGATGCGCAGATGAGCATGCAGGAGCGCGCTATGGGAGGCATGCGGTGACGCCCGAGTTCGCCGCCTGTCTGCAGGCCGATCCGCGCACCCGCAAGGCGTACCGCGAGGCACTGGAGGCTCAGTTCCAGTGGGTCAGTGACCGCCTGGTAACCGCAGGCCCCGACGATTTTCAGCGATGGCAAGGCCGCGCCATAGAGGTGCGGGACCAACTACGAAAACTGGAGGAATCCAATGAAGGATGAGTTCGAGTCCGCTTGGGACGAAGACGACGACACCCAAACCACCGCGCCCGAGGCGGATGCCGAGGATACGCAGGAGACCGATGAAGCCGAGCTGGAAGGTCAAGACGACCGCGGCGAGGCCGAGGACAAAGCGAACGCGGACGAGCCCGGAGAAGAAGCGGGCGAGGATGAATCCGGCGAGGCAGCCGACGAGCAAGAGGGCGAGCAGGGCGAAGGCGAGGGCGAGGAGCCCGACCCCGACGAACTGAAGCGCCGGCTCGAAGCAGCCGAGCAGAAGATGAAAAGCTGGGACGGACGGCTGAGCAAGGAAGCCCGAGAGCGCGCCCGTCTCGAGCGAGAAAACCAGGAACTGCGCCAGCGATTGCAGCAAGGCGCCACCGCCCCGGGGACGGATAGCGGTCAGGCGGCGAGCGGCGATGCGGCGCAGTCTCCCGGCGGAGTCAGCCCCGAGCAGGATACTGACACCGAGAGCGACGAGGAGCTGAAGCGTTTCCGAGAGGAGTTCGGAGACGACCTGGCTACCTTCGTCGAAAAGCGAGCGCGGCAGATTGCCGCGGAGCAGGCACAGCAGGCGCAGTCTAGCCTGGAGCAGCGCCTGACCCCGCTTGAGCAGGCACAGAAGGAGGCTGCGGATCTTCAGCACCAGCAGGCGATCCTGGCCGAGCATCCGGATGCGTCCGAGATTGCGGCCAGCAATGAGTTCCTGGACTGGATTGATTCGCAGCCGGACTACCTGCAGCCCGCCATGCGACAGGTCGTGCAGAACGGTTCCGCCGCACAGGTGAACCAGCTGCTGAGCCAGTACAAGACTGCGAACCCGGCCAAGCCTGCCCCGAGCAATGAACGCCAGCGTCAGAAGGCGCAAAACGCTCGTGCGGTGCCGTCTCGGTCGTCCGCCCCGCCCCGGCGGAAGGCAGACGATTTCGAGTCGGCTTGGGATGAGTTCTGATTCTGAAACGAGGTAACCGACAATGAGTAATCCGACGACCTACGGGGACATCTCCCCGCGTACTGCGGCCTATGCCGCCAAGGAAATGCTGCGTCGCGGCATTCCCTATCTGGTGCTGGAGCGCTTTGGCCAGTCCAAGCCGATCCCGCGCAACAAGACCGACACGGTGAAGTTCCGCCGTTACGAGGCCCTGGACCCCAGCCCGAACGCGCTGGATGAAGGTGTGACCCCGACCGCCAAGAAGCTGACCAAGACCGACTACCCGGCGCAGCTGACCCAGTACGGCGATCTGGTGGAGATCACCGATGTGGTGCAGGACACCCACGAGGATCCGGTGCTGAACGAATCGGTGGAGATCCTGGGCGAGCAGCAGGCCCAGATGATCGAGACCGTGCGGTACAACATCCTCAAGGCGGGCACCAACGTGTTCTTCGCCAATGGCGAGGATCGTTCCGAGGTGAACACTCCGGTGAGCCGGGCCCTGCAGCGCAAGATCACCCGGAGCCTGAAGCGCCAGAACGCGCGGAAGATCACTTCGGTGGTGCGCTCGACCCCGAGCTACGGCACCGAAGCGGTGGCCCCGTCGTACATCGGCCTGGTGCATCCGGACCTGGAAGGCGACATCCGCAACATGGATGGCTTCGTGCCGATCGAGAAGTACGGTTCGATGACGCCCTACGAGTCCGAGATCGGCAAGGTCGAGGACGTGCGCTACGTGTCCAGCACGATCTTCCAGCCGTTCGAGGGTGAGGGGTCGGCCACGCTGAACGATATGCTGTCTGCGGACGGCGACAACGTGGACGTGTACCCGATCCTGTACATCGCCAAGGATGCGTTCGGTCTGGTGCCGCTTAAGGGCCAGGGTGCCGTCACTCCATCGGTGGTCAACCCGTCCAGCCGCGACAAGGCCGACCCGCTGGGTCAGCGTGGTTTCGTGGGCTGGAAGTCCTACCAGACCGCCGTGATCCTCAACGATGCGTGGATGGTCCGCGCGGAAGTCGCCGCCACCGAGTAATCGGCAGCGGTAACCCCTGAGAGGGCGCCTTCGGGCGCCCTTTTTTTTGGAGAACTGAAATGGAAATGAGTCGCGAAGAACTGGAGAACATGGGCAAGGACGAGCTGTTGGCCTACGCCAATGACTCCCAGGGCCTGAATGTCCCGGTTCGCTCGAGCAAGGCCGACGTTATTGCCGCCATCCTGGGCGAAGACGACGGTGCGGAAGCGAAACCGGACGAACCCCTTTCCGATGCCGAGCAGGCGGCAGCGTCCAAGGACGCCAAGCGCGTCAAGATCAAAATCAGCCAGGGCCCCGGTGCCGATGGCGATGCCCCCGTGAAGGTCGGTGTCAATGGCCGAATGTATGTGATCAAGCGCGATGCCGAGGTCTCGGTGCCCCGCAGCGTGCTGAACGTCCTGCGCCTCGCCAAGCAGACGGTGATGACGCAGAACGGCACCAACCCCGACGGCACCATCCGTTATGCCGAGCGCAACATCCCGCGGCATTCGGTTGAGGTGATCGGGTAATGCAGGCCTCGGTGATCGTCAACCGCGCGGCGCAGATGCTGCTGGACGAGTCCGGCCGCGTCTGGCCCCCGGAACAGCTGCTGGGTCACCTGAGCGCGGCGCAACGTGCCGTGGTCAAGATCAAGCCGCAGGCGCTCACCGAGACCACTGTGATGCAGTTGCAGCCCGGGGCCAAGCAAGAAGCCCCGGGCCTTATTCTCCACCGCGTCACGCGCAACATGGGCACCGACGGGAAAACCCCCGGCCGGGCCGTGCGGCGCGTGGACGAGGCGATGCTGACCCGGTTCAACCCGAACTGGGCGGCTGACCGCAATGCCCGCGACAGCGTGCAGCACTGGATGCGCAACGACCAGGAGCCGCACGTCTTCTACGTGGACCCGCCGAACACCGGCAACGGCCACGTCGAGGTGAACTACGCGGCGGCCCCGGCCGAGCTTTCCAGCGAGACCGACGAACTGGCCCTGAGCGACGACTGGGAGCCGGCGCTGACGCACTACGTGATCAGCGCAGCCCTCGGCCAGGAGACCGACGGCCAGAGCTGGCAGGCCAGCCAGATGCACCACGAACGGTTCCTGCAGCTGGTCACCGGCTCCGCCGAGGCCAGGATGCGCTGGGATCCGACCGGCGCCATGAAGCGCCAGCAGGGAGCCACCCATGGTTGAGATCGAGCAGTTCCTTCCGGACGTGCTGCCGGAGGTGCCCGGCTGCCCGGAGCCCATGGCCGAGCGCCAGATCCTCGACGCCACGATCCGATTCTGCCGCGACACCTATGCCTGGCAGGCGGAGATCGACCAGCTCCGCATTCCGGAGGGTGGCCGTGATCGGTTCGAGTTCGGCCTGGACTTCATTAACACGGTCAACGGGTCCGATCTGATCGCGCTCACCCAGGTGGGCGACCAGGTATTCACGTTCGACGGCCTGAAGCTGCGGGTTCCGCACGCCAGCGCCGGTGACCGCCTGCCGATCCGGGCCGCTCTGCAGCCCGAGCGCAGCGCGAGCCGTGTGCCCCGACTCCTGTACGACGACTACCGCGAGGCGATTGCCGCGCAGGCGCTGTTCCGCCTGCTGCTGCAGTCCCGGGCGGAGTGGGCGAACCCTGAGCTGGCGGGGGTATATCGCCAGCAATACGAGCAGGCCGTGGTGGAGGAGCGGGTGCGCATGGCGCGCGGCCATTCCACACAGCCGGGCCGAATCCAACCCCAAGCCTTTTTCTGAGGAGACCTGCCATGGGTGCAATGAGTAACTACCTGGAACAGCGCATGATCAATGCCACGCTGCGCGGCGACAACTTCACGGCGCCGAGCGTGGGCGATCTTCACTTGGCCCTGTTCACCGATGACCCGACCGACGAGAACGAGACCGCCAACGAGGTCAGTGAAAGCTGGTACTCGCGCAAGCCGACCGGCTCGTTCACCAGCCCCAGCGTGGACGGTGAGGGCCGAACCCGCACCGATAACGCCGGTGCCATCACGTTCGACGCCGTGGATGACTCCGATCCCGAGCACACCATCACCATCACCCACGTCGGGATCTACGATTCGTCCTCGGCCGGGAACCTGCTGTACCACGAGGCCCTGAACACGCCCAAGACCCTGGAAGTCGGCGACGTGATCTCGTTCGCCGTCGGGTCGCTGATCGTCCGCCTCGACTGATCGGGTAGAGCATGTTCAACGCATGGCGGTTTAACGGGGCGACGTTTGCGGGATCGTCCGCAGGCGTTCGCGTCCGCTTTGCCGCAGCCACATTTGCGGCGCTGGCCACCGTATCGGTGGCGGGCGTGGCCGACCGTGCCGGCGCGGCCAGCCTGGACGGTCAGGCTGGGGTCGAGCCCACGGTCATGGCCTTTCGGGCTGGGGTGGCCCATGCGCACGTCCTGGCCACCTTTGAGCCGGGGCGACCGTGGGATCTTGCCGAATCGCACCTGTTCGGCGTCACGCAGGCTGAGGCCGACGGGTTCCGGATTGGCGCCGGCGTGGCCGAGCTGGACGGGCGCGCGTTCGTCGAGCCGACCGATGTTGTCTACAACACGACGGCGACGCTGGATGCCAGCACGTCGGTCGAGGCCGGCGGCCACAAGATCGCTGATGGCGGGGTTGCATTCGCGATCGAGGCAACGGCGGATGTCACGCCGTGGCGTATCCGCAATGCGCGCTCGGATGCCCCGATACTCGCCGCCCTGCAGGCCGAGGCCTATGTCTACCGTGCCGGGGTTGGGGATCTGTCGGGACACGCCGAGGCGTACTGCTACGCGCTGATCAACGGGGTTCACGAGTCGTATCCCGAGCTGGTCGCCCGGTCGTCCATGTCGGCGTCCGGCACCCGCGAGGCGCGGTCCCCCGTCGAGGCCGGCGTGCATGCCACGCTCGAGGTCGAGCCAGTCCCCTGGCTCGGGTCGCAAGTCGAGGGCTATGTCACCGCGCAGATGTTCGCAACGTGGTGGACCTTCATCCCGACCTTCGCGGATGTGACCACGGCCGGGAGCACCATCGACGCGCAGCCGCACGTCATCCACGCAGGCGCCTCGGACTTTGCCGCTCAGGCCACTGGGGTCGCGGTCTGGTCGCGCCGGGTTGAGCCCTCGGTGCTGTTTGCCGAGGCGGCGGCACTGGCCGAGTCGAGGCCATGGCGTATCCGGCACTCGGTTGCAGATCACCGCGTCTACGGCACGTTCGACCCGAACGGCTGGCGGATCACGTTCAGCGAATCCGACTTCGATGCCCGCGGGCTCAGCGAGGCCCGCGCCTTCGTCAACTTCACCAACGATGCGCCGGTCTGGCGCTCCATGACCGTGCCCTGGGAGGACCGGGCCATGGTCGTGCCCTTCGAGAACCGAATCATGGTGGTGCGCTGATGGCAATCCTCGGCACGTTCACGATGCAGCCCGCCGACGAGTGGGACTACGACATCGACTACTCCGAATGGCTGACGCCCAGCGATGGCCTGTCCGACCAGGTGGCCCCCGAGGTCACCGTGGAACAGGAGGGCCTGGAGATCGAGGCCGTCATCCGCGACTACGAAAACCGCCGGGTCAAGATCTGGATCTCCGGCGGCGTGGACGGCGAGCGGTACAAGGTCGAGGTCACCACGCGCACCAGCGAGGGCCGCACCCGGCAGGACGAGTTCTACATTGTCGTGAGGGACTTCTAAATGGGCGAGATCTACGCCAACAACGCGGCGGGCAAGCTCGCCACCGCGATCACCGATGCGGATACCACGCTCGAGCTGGAGCCGGGGCATAACCTGCCGTCACTGGGCGCCGAGGAGTGGTTCCGCCTGACCCTGTACCGCTGGGAGTTCTTCGCCGAGGGCATCCGCGAGTTCGATCACGAGGTCGTGCGGGTGACGGGCGTATCCGGCGACACTCTGACGGTCGAACGCGCCCTGGAAGGCGGTGCACAGGAATTCGACGCCGGCACCAACGCCGAGCTCCGACCGACCGCCAAGACCTTCGAGAAGATCCGCGAGGACGCAGCGAGCGAGCTTTCTGGGCACAGCACCCGCACCGACAACCCCCACGGCGTCACGGCCGAACAAGCCGGGGCCGACCCCGAAGGCTCGGCTGCCGCGGCCGAGTCCGCCGCCAACACCTACACCGACTCCCACGCCTCCGAAACCTCCACCCACGGCGCTCCGGCCTATGCGCGGCTGGTGCATAGCAGCAGCCTGATCCGCGAGGCTGTGGAGGCGCAGCGAATGGGCCTGACCCGGCAGCGGCTGATCCGCAAGGATGGTGCGGGAACGCTGGAGATTGATCGGAAGATCACCGGGGCTTCGGGCGACGCTACGGGCTGGAATCCTGAATCAGAAGATGACGGCACGGTTGGGTCGCTCGCGCTGGGAGACGACATCTATATCTACTGGGCGGATGGACAACTGGTCGCCAGCCGAAACGATGACGGCCCTGACGGTGCGACGGACTGGCTGATGCTGGGCGGATTCCACTACGGGCGCGTTCGCCCCTTCAGCGAGGCATACAACGCCAGCTTCACCTGCCCCATCGAGATCATCCCGAACGCTGTGTGGGATCAGATTGTGCGCCCGCGTTGCAATCCAACAGGCATGGTTGAGGTGATCTCAGGAAGTGTCTGGTGGGGCATTTATCTTGCGTCCGAAGGGCCGGAATCGTGGCCCGAGACGACAATCCGCTCGGCATATGATGTGGCACCGATCACGGGGCAGGATGGGTACACCTACTTTGATTTTATCCGGCTCTCGGCAAACTCCGGAGGGCGCGTCATTAGGGGGTATGGTGAGTTCCGATCGGGGTCTTATGGAGTCCCCCAAGGTGCTACGGGACTTTCTGCCGGGTCTTTCGCAAACACAGGGCAGCACGCCGACTACGGATTCGATTGTGTTTCTTGTCTTAACGTGGATCAGCCGTCTGGAAACGCATGGCAGACGACCGCCGAGTATTTCGACAGGGACAGCGACTCGGCTTGGAGTGATGACCTTAATGTCGGCAGGGATAGCAGCCACGATGTAGGTGAATGGCGAGGCGGTGATTTGTCTTTTTCCTTGGTCGGCGGCGGGAGTCCGGAGACAGACAAGGCAGGAGCAGGGTGCATTATCACATCCTTCTCCCCTTGGGGGGTGGGAGGGGCATCGATCCGCTTTGCCTGCGATTCTCTGTAGAGGGTATCCAACGATGACTCGTTCAAATCTTCAAGAAGCACTGAGCTCACTTCGCCCACGATTTCGGGCGGGTGGGCAGCTAGGTTCCAGCTCAAAAGACGCTTTTGATTCTCTTGTGTGGCACGACTACGGCGAGGGTTTCACGAGCGCCCCGTCATGGAGTGAAGTCGAGGCCACGCTATCGCAAATATCCGATGAGCGCGGCCACTCCGAACTACTGGCACAGATCGCAGAGATGCGATGGCAACGCGAGACGGGCGGCACAGCGCTGAACGGTATCGAGATCAGTACGGATCGGCAGTCTCAAGCGCTGATTACGGGCGCGTTCTCCAGCGCGAAGGATGCTCAGGAAAACGGCGAGCCGTTCACGTTGCAGTGGAAAGGCCGGGCTGAATGGGTGCAGCTCGACGCCGATCAGGTAATCGAGATGGGCCGCGCGGTGCGCTCGCATGTGCAGGCCTGCTTCGACCGCGAGAAGGAGCTGGCCGATGCGGTGGCGGACGACACCTTCACCGAGTCCATGCTGGACGAGGGGTGGCCGGAATGATTCGCCAGACGCTCAAGATCGTCGAGCTGACGGCAGTGATGGTGCTGCCGGTCGCGATGGTGTTCGCTCCGGCGTCACCCGCCGCAGCCGCGATCACGACCGCCGCGACGTTCCTGCTGGCGATTGCGACGTTCTACCTGTACGCCGAGGCGATGCGCCTCAAGCGCCGCCGTGACCGAGGCGAGCTGTCGCTGTGGCACTACCCGTGGGCTTTCGTGGTGCTCGGGATCGGGCTGCCGTTCGACGCCGCCCTGAACCTCGTGGCGGGTCTGTACTGGCGCGAGATTCCCCGCTGGCGCTCCGGCGAAATCCTGCTAACCGACCGCCTACAACGCTGGGTAGACGACGAGTACCACCCCGCACGGCAGGAGTGGGCGCGTGACGTGTGCGCGGTGCTGAACATCCACGACAAGGGGCACTGCTGATGCCGTTTTCGATCCTGTTCATGCGGCGCCGGGCGATCCGGCTTATGAGTCTGGACCCCAGCGCCACGGAGATCATCACGGCAATGGCGATGGCGGGCTGGGTCATTGGCGCCCTGTTTGGATCGATCTGGCTTGGCCTCGGGATGGGCGACTGGGCCAGTTACGAGCTTGTCGCGAAAGCCATGCCCGAGTGGGCCTGGGTCACGCTGTTTGCTGTGACTGCCGGGCTGCAAGCCCTCGGCGTGCTGGCGGATGATCGATGGCTTCGGCAGACGGGCGCAGTGCTGGCCTGCTTTTCGCTGTTCTGGCTCGGCGTTCTGATTCTTCAGGCGGTTATCTGGCACCCGGTCGCATGGGTGTACCTGACGCTGGGCGTGGCCAACGCTTGGGCATGGGTTCAGATACCAAAGCACACGAGCGGATAGAAAGGGGGCGGCGTGGAATGGGCGGCTGCACTCTGGAAGATCGTCTCGACGCAGGATGTAGGGCTCCTCGGCATCGTGATGGCTGCCGGCGCAATGATCGCAATGAAGGTGCTCGACTGGCGCGGACGCCGGGCGTTGCGCCGCGACGAGCTTCAGCACCAGCGGGACCACGAGTACAACGAACGGCTCGACGGACAGATCCGGGCCGTTATTCAGGAACGGGATGTCTGCAAGCAGCGGGTGGCCGAGCTGGAGTCATTGGTCGGCCAGCACACCATCGAGATCGCGGAGGCGCGAACCGAGGTGCAAATTCTGAGGAAGTCCCTGGAACTCTGCGAAAGCCGGTGTAACCGGCTGCAAGCAATCATCGACGGGGAGCATAGCGGATGAGTGATATGCGCGAGATCAATCAGATCATCATTCACTGCGCCGACACGCCGCCTTCGCTCGACATTGGCGCGGACACGATCCAGAAGTGGCACGTCGATGGAAATGGGTGGCGCGACATCGGCTATCACTACGTCATCCGTCGTGATGGCACTGTGGATTCGGGCCGACCGCTGGAGCAGGCGGGCGCTCATGTCCGCGGGCAGAACGACGACAGTATCGGTATCTGCCTGGTGGGCGGACAGCGCGAGCAGACCAGCCAGCCCGACAGCAACTTCACCGCCGCCCAGTGGCGTGCGTTGGAGTCCCTGGTCAAGCAGCTTCAGCGGGATTTCCCGGGTGCCAAGGTGAGCGGGCATCGGGACCATGACAACAGCAAGGCCTGCCCCTGCTTCGATGCCAAGGCCTGGGCGCGAGGGTTGAGTGATGCCTGAGCATCCAGATCCGGAACGACTGTGGCGGCATCGGCGACGGCTGGTGTACGGCTCCTGGGTCGCCATCCTGGTGCTGATCTCTGCCGTTCTGGTATGGCCTGAGCATGTCCAGCCGGCTGAGCCAATCATCCAGTCCGCGCTGTACGTGCTGGGCCTGCATGTCGTGGCCTATTACGGCACGGCCGTGGCCGAGGCATTTGCCGGGAGGGGCAAGCGATGAATCTGTGGCGATGGGTATCCAAGGGAACCGGTGTCGTGATCACGGTCCTGCTGGCCTTGCTGTACCGGGCGCAGCGACAGCGTGACCGCGCCGAGGCCAAGGCGCAGCGCAAAGAGCGCAAGGCCAATGCCCTGGAGGCAGGAACCGAGCAGCGGCGCCGTGCAGACGAGGCGAGCCAACAGGCGAAGGAGGATGGGGATGAAAAGGTGGAAGAAGCTCGCAAGCGGGCTCGCGCTGGCAGCCGCGATCATTTCGAGTAGCGGATGCGCGACGACGGAGTACGTCTACGTTGCCGAGCCGTTGCCGCTGCCGGATCGTCCAGCATTGCCCCGAATTGCGGCCAGCGATCTCGAGTGCCTGACCGACGAGGCCTATGAGCGCCTGGTCGAGCGCGATGCTCTCCAGGACACGCATATCGAACGCCTCAAGGCGATTATTGAATCTACCCACCAGCCCGGCGAGAGCGAGGGTCGCTTTCAAATCTGGAGGCCCTGATGGCGATCTATGTCCCGATGTTCGCGGGCGCCAACTACAAGGCGGAGCCGCACCTGCTGGAGGAAGCGCAGGGCCAGGCGGCTACCAACTGCTTCTTTGAGAACGGCGCACTCAAGTCGTTCCACGAGCCGAAGCATGAGGACACCCCGGACCCGGGGTTCGAGATCCAGTCCCTGTACCGGTTCGCCGATGCCTTCTGGTTCCTGTGGGGCGATGACGTGGACGTGGCCGGTGGGCAGATTCCCAGCGATACCGAGGCGCGCACCTACTTTACCGGCGACGGCGTGCCCAAGATGACCTATGCCGCGATCGCCACGAGCGGTTCAGGCCCCTATCCGTCCGTGACCTATGACCTGGGCGTTCCCGCGCCGGATACGTCGCCAGGCGCAACCGTGGCGGGCGACCCGGACGACGAGGACGACATGGAGGAGTCGCGCGCCTACGTGGTCACGTTCGTCTCCGAGCTGGGCGAGGAGGGGCCGCCTTCGCTGCCGACCGGCCTGGTGGCGGTCAAGCCCGGTCAGGTGGTCGAACTGACCGACCTGCCGTCTACGCCTGGCGGCAACCGAAACGTCACCGCGATCCGGATCTACAGAACCGCCACCGCCGCAGGGGACGCCGACTATCAGTTCGTGACCGAGTTGGCGAGCGGCACCGAGTCGTACACCGATGACAGCCCGGACGAGTCACTGGGCGACACCATGCAGACGCTCGAGTGGGATCCGCCGCCGGAGGACATGGAGGGTTTGGTCGCCATGCCCAACGGCGTGATGGCCGGGTTCCGTGGCAAGGATCTGTGTTTCTCCGAGCCGTACCGGCCGCATGCCTGGCCGGTGAGCTATCGGCTGCAAACGGATTTCCCCATCGTCGCGATCTCCGCCTTCCAGGGAGGCCTAGTGGTGGCGACCACGGGTACGCCCTACGTCGTCAGTGCCACGCACCCGAGCGCGGCCAGCATGGAGAAGATCGAGCGCCCGGTGGGGTGCGCCTCAAAGCGCGGCATGGTGGACATGGGATCGGCCGCGATCTTCCCGACGGCGGACGGCCTGATGATGGTCGCGCCCGGCCAGGCCCCGGTGATGCTCAGCAACCCGGTGATTACCCTGGAGCAGTGGCGGCGTCTGAACCCCGAGACGATCCACGCCTACCGCTGGCACAACCGCTACGTCGCGTTCTACGACGGCGAGGATGGCCCCGGCGGGTTCCTGATTTCGCCGCAGGGCGACCAGCTCACGTTCATCGACCTGTACGCCACGGCCGGCTATGCCGACCCCGAGACCGGCGACCTGTACCTGGCGGTGGATGGCGACATCGTGCGCTGGGATGCCGGCGACGAGCGCATGGTCTACCGCTGGGTATCCAAAGTGTTCCTGCAGCCGCAGCAGCGCGCCATGACCACGGTGCGCGTCGATGCCGAAGCCTACCCGGTGACGCTCAAGGTCTACGCCGATGGCGAGGAGGCCGACACAGTGGACGTGCTGGACGACCGCCCAACGCGCATCGCACCCCGGCGCGGCAAACGCTGGTGGCTGGAGATTGAGGGCCAGCAGAGCGTGCGCATGCTGTCCGTCGCGCAAAACGTGCGGGAGGCAGCATGACGCGCCGGCGCTACCCCGCAATCCCAGGCGACCTTGGACGGGGCACCATCGCCAAGCTCAAGGAGCTGGCCGAGATCTGGAGCGGCGACCGCGGCGACCGGCTGGACCGCGTGGCCACGCTGCGCGACCTGGTCGAAAGCGGCATTGGCCGCGTGACTGGATCCGGATCATTGACCGCCGCCGTCAGCGAGGAGCCCGCCGCGCGCGTCGGCCCGCTGTCGAGCCTGCAGGCCAACTCCGCCGTGCAGAACATCATCCTCGAGTGGGCCGGTGCCACGCAGGCCGCCTATGCCTACGCCGAAGTCTGGCGCAGCGAGGAGGACAACCTGGCCGACGCCGTACTGATCGGCGCCAGCCGGGCGTTCATGTTCACCGACCCTGTGGGTCCCGGTGAGGGGTTCTATTACTGGGTGCGCGCGGTGTCTACCACCGGGCACCCGGGGCCCTTCAACGCGACGGCTGGCACCTATGCGCAGACGCCCCCTGACATCGAATACGTGCGCGACCGCCTGACCTCATCGGACTGGCAGCAGAACACCGCCTACCAGTCCTATCAGTACGTGAAAGCGGGAGACCTACGGGCGCGCGTCCTCCAGCCAGGAACCTCGGGGTCATCGGAGCCCAGCTGGCCCAGCGAGGCCGGCGAGACGGTGACCGACGGATCCGTGGTCTGGGAGACCGTATCGCCCAACGACTCCGTGCCGTTCACGGTAGGGGAGGTCGATGGCGAGCCTGCCGTAGCGATCGAGACCGCATTCATCCAGGACGCGGCCATCACCACCGCCAAGATCCAGGATGCGTTCCTCGACAACCTGACGGCCGCTAAAGGCACCCTTTCGATGGCCAGAATCCAGGAGGGGGACATCTTCAACCTGGCGGTCGGGAACACGATTCAGTCGTCGAACTGGCCGTCAGGTGGGTTCCGGCTTTCGCGATCCGGGAACATGGAGATACGCAGTTCATCTTCCGGCGCCAGGCTAACGGTCGAAAACGACGTGATAAAGGTATTTGATTCTTCCGGGAGGCTCAGAGTGCAGATTGGGAATTTGTCCGCATGAGCTACGGCATCCGAGTGTGGGGCGATGGCTGGGTCTATGACACCAGCAACCTGAGCTGGATGGTCGCCGACGCGAACTGGATCGTCAGGAGCGATCGCAATGCAGTGAGGAGCTACCCGCATCTGGCTGGATATGGTTTTGAAGCGAAAGTCCTTAGCATTCCGGAGTATGACCCGTTTGATGCCCGGACGATATGGAACCTGCTGCGGCACAAGGTCACCGTGAGCTATTCAGGTGGGTATCCGACTGTGCATCTCGAGTCTGAGTGGAGCCAGGGCGCCGGCGCAGATACGGGTAGCTGGCAGATCGAGCGATATACCGTGCGCGTCCCTGTGCATATTTATGTCTTTGTGAGGTAGCGATGGCTTTCGGAGCTCGCTTTGTGAACGATGAGGGATCGTTCTTCATCAATGACTGGACCCGGACGCTTTATTTCATTGGTAGGGCGTCGGTACTGAGAACAGAAAATCTACCGCATGGATCTGTTCGTCGTGATGTCCTCATCCGGTATGGGATCAGCTCACCAACCCCCCCGGTGCCCTTCGTTTATGAGCCCAATCATGGCTGGAACATTCACGCGATCTATGAGCGCCAACCGGGACAGTGGGAAATCTATGTGATGACTTCCCAAGACGCCAGCCCCACAGTTTACTGCTTTAATACGCACTCAAGTGCTGCGAGCGGCTGGGGCATGATTGTTTGGGATGGAAACGGTATTGCGACATTTGATTCTCGGAGGAGGCCGATGCAACTACGCGGTGTCGGTCGAGTAGAAATACCCCCGTTGATATGGAATTCGTTTCGAGAGACGAGCCATGGTGTATCAGGTTTATCTAAGCCGGCCATGCATGCGTCTGCTGCGGATTTCTGGACAGAGTATTCTTTTTTCTCTGGGGACACCCTGTTTAGGGCGCCGTCAATATCCATAAACCGTACCTCTATTTTTTCCGAGTGGTCGCCGGCAGCTCTTTATGATGAGGAGGTCACCCCTCAACAGTACGTGCCGGCAGGTTTCGATGCGCCCATCATCGACGGAGCCGACTACGACTAGGGCGACAATCGCTGATCATTCTGCTACCCTGATACCAAAGTCGAGAAGTCTGCCCGAAGCCCGCCCTGTGCGGGCTTTTCGCGTTTCTGGAGGTCTGTATGGAGTTCGATTCGGAGGAGTGGCGCCAGGAGCGCAACCGCCGTCTGCATGAGTGGGTTCAGAACGAGGACGCCGTGCGCTTCATCCTGGACTGGGCGGATGCCTGCGAGCTGTTCGACGACATCGTGGACCGCGACAAGGCGATCCCCGAGGAGCATGCCGTGCGCGTGCTGTTCAACGTGTTCACCGAACTTCCCGTCAATCCCTTCTTCGACCGGTTCAAGTACCAGCTGATCCCCCTGCTGGTGACCGGGATCAATGCCTGGCTGGATGCCAACACACTGGAGCGCGGCTCGGAGAGCGAGCGCGTGTTCGCCTACGTGATGCGCGATTACTACATGGAGTTCGTGTCGTTCGTGATCTACCTGACGCGCGGGCGCGACGTGATGCGGGCCCTGTCCATGGAGATCCGCGAGTTCTTCACGCACCACGAGACCCTGAACCAGTACCTCGAAGGGCTGGAGGAGCAAGACCAATGAGCGGCGGCGGTGGCGGCAGCAACGAGATGAAGGCGACGGACGAGGAGCGCGAACTGTCGCGCATCGCGGTAGATCGATGGAACGACTATCAGTCGCGACTGGCCCCGTTCGAGGACCAGTACATGCGCCAAGTGCAGATGACGCCCGGCGATCACCAGCAGGCCCGCGGCCAGGCTGCGGTGGCGACCGAGCAGGCCTTTGCGCCGGCGCGCGAGCAGGCCGAGCAGCAGATGTTCGACGCAGGCGTTCGCCCCGGCAGCGCGGCCCACACGCTGGGCATGGGGCAGCTGCGGCAAGACCAAGGGCATATCCAGGGCGTCGGCGTTGGTGAGGGCCACCTGGGCGCGCAGGCGGCGCACATGGCGGGCCTGCAAAACATCGTCAACATCGGCCAGGGCCAGGCGGCGGATGCTCAGGCCGGGCTGGGTCAGGTCGCGGCCAGTTCCGCGGCGGACGCCCAGCACCGCGCAGGCATTGCGGCTCAGAACCGCGCCGGTCGCCAGCAGCTGGCCGGAACGCTCATGGGTGCGGGTACGCGCTACGGCATGGAGCGTCTGGGCGAATGACGACCCACCGAATGACCCGGGGCCACCTGGGCATCGCCCCGTTCTTCGGGCTCTGAGGAGGCAACGATGCCAACCCAACTCAATTACAACAGCGAGACCGGGCAGTTCTACGCGCCCTCGCAGGATAACCAGCAGGGCTATGGGTCCAGCTTTCAGGATCCATGGAATCAACAGGCTGGGCAAGCCGGATCGGGTGACACGGCGTTCTCTATCTCGGACTCTGCCCGCGACGCCATTTTCCGGGAACAGCAGCAACAGCTGATGAGTCAGCAGGCGCCTGGGAGCGTCGTCGAGCGCAGCGGCGTGATGTACGCCAACCAGCCAAGCCATACGCCGAACCTGCTGAGTCAGCGCGGGGACGCCCGCGACAACATGGCGCAGGTCCACCGCAGCATGTGGGAGGACTATCAGCGCCGGTTCATTCCGGCCGAGAACGCCCTGATGGCTTCGGTGGGCAACCACGGCGAGGGTCTGGATCGCGTTGGATCGGCCGTGGACCAGCAGTTTGCCAACCAGCGGGCCGAGCATATGCGCGGGCTTTCCGGGTTCGGGATCGGCATGGACGCGGATCAACAGGCCTCGTTTGACCGCACGCAGGCCGTCAACCATGCATCGGCCAAGGCCGGGGCCCTGAACACCGCCCGCATGGGTATGCGGGACCGCGACCTTGCGGCCATGGCCGGCGGCCTGGGCACCCTGGCCCAGCAGCGCCAGAACCCCGGGCAACCGTAGGAGGACACGAACATGGCGGGATTGATCGGCCTCGGCCAGAACTACCGCAACCAGGCGATGCAAGGGCTGCAGCAGGCATCGGAGATGGAGCAGCGGCGCGAGCACATGAACGACCAGATGGAACAGCAGGAACGCCAGCAGCGCATGAGCATGGTCGGCACCGGCGCGGCATCCGGCGCGATGATCGGCATGCAGATGGGCGGCGCAGCCGGCCCGGTTGGCGCAGTGATCGGTGCCGGCGTCGGCTGGCTCGCCAGCTCGGTATTTTAAGGAGCCACAGACATGGCAGGACTAGGCGGACTCGCAGCGGGATTTCAGGCCGGTTTCGGCATGATGGACCGGCACTATCAGAACCAGGCGAACCAGGAGCAGCGGCAATGGCAGCGCGAGCGCGCGGAACAGCAGGACGCGCGCCAGGCGCAGCTGCATGATCTGCAGGTGGGCGAGTACGAGCGCCAGGATCAACTGCGCGGCCTGAACGCGCTGCGCCACCAGATGCAGCATTCGCCCGACACGGTGGACCCGGGGCAGCACGAGATTCTGCGCAACCCGGTCATGCAGCAGTTCAAGGAGCGCACCAAGACCGACCCGGCCAAGTTCTTCGACCCGGAGAAGCGTCAGCATACCGAGCAGGCTGTGCAATGGTTTGAGCAGATGGCCAGCGGCCAGGACAACCGGCGCCCGGTCGAGGTGATGAATGACCCGAACACCCTGGCGGCCTCGCAGGTGCTGCTGGATGAATTGGTCAACGAGAACCTGGGCGAGACCATCGAGCGCGACGGAAAGACCTACACCATCCGCAACAAGCGAATCTCCAGCGTGGTGCCCGACCAGTCTGGCCAGGGCGTGCATGTAGGGCTCACGGTCGAGGCCGAGGGACCGGATGGGGAGATGGTCGAGTACGAGGCCCCGATGACCGAGGGCCACAGCGCCCGTGACGATCTCGTGCTGGACGTGCCGATCGACAAGGTGATGCAGCGTGTGCAGGGCCACAAGGCCATGCTCGAGGGCACGCGCCAGGTGCAAGATCCACAGGAGGCTATTCGCCTGATCGAGTCCGAGATCCTGAAGCTCGGCGGCGAGCTTCCCGAGGCGCAAGGGCGTTTCGAGATGCTGCAGGACGACCAGGGCAACCCGATTGCCCAGCGAGGGCCTGATGGCCGCATGCACGATCTGCCGCAGTCCATGCGCCCGGGTGGCGGTGATTCCGCCGACTGGCGCCGCCTCAATGACGGCTCGCTGTTCAACCAGCGCACCGGCGAGGTTCGCCAGACCGGCGCTGGTGGTTCTGGCACGGTTGGGGCCCCTGGAACGGAGGCCCCCAGCAGCGTTTGGGCACAGATGCGCTCGGACTACAGCAACCGCTACGGCCTGGACGCCGAGCAGATGATGGTGATGCTGCAGACGCACGGCGAGGACGCCGTGAACCAGTACATGGAGGAGCGGGCTGGCCCCAATGTCCCGAACCTCATGGACTTCGCGCGCGAGGAATACGGCATCGACCCGGCGACGGGCACGTTTGTCCGTGACATGCGCCCGCAGTTCCAGGGGCAGGCTGGTGGCCAGCAGGGCATGCCGCAAGGGAGTCAGGGAGACCCGCAGGGTGTGCCTCAAGGCCAGCAGTCCCCGCAGGGTCAGCAGGGCATGCCGGGCCAGCCTGGCGGACTCCCGGGCGGCGCGTTCGATCGCATGATGGACGATCTGGGACCGCTGGGTACTGCCGCCGCAGCGCAGCGCGGACCGCAAGAACCGCAATCCGAGCCGCCGGCCGTCGAGCCGCTGAGCTTTGGTGAGCGCGAGTCGAGCGAATCACCGGGTGGCGTCGATGTTCCGCCCTGGGCCAACCCCGAGAATGCCGTCGAGATGTCCGGTTCTGGTCGCGGCCTGTCCGGTGGCGCCCGCCTGAATCGCGATGTGGAGCGCGCAGCCCCGTACTTCGAGGCGCGCGCCGAAGGTCGCGATCCTTCCCCGGGCGCCTTGGGCATGGCCGTGCGGGCCGCCCGCCAGGGCCTGCTGTCGCCAGAAGCCGAGGCCGACGTGCGCGCCATGGCGCGTCGGTATGCCGAGCAGAAAGAATCCCAGCAGCGTTGAGGCCATAGATGGACGAACTTGACCGCGAGATCCTGTCGTTTGCCCACGAGGGTGAGTCCCCGTCCGAGGCCGATCCGGTCGAGCCGGTCGATGCGTTCACGGAGGAGGACATCCTGTCGTTCGCTGCCGGCGAGGAGGGCCCGCAGCGCACGCTCCCCGGTTACGGCAAAGCGGCCGCCATGTCGGTGCCTCGGGGTGCCCTGGGCGCAGTAGGTGGCGCACTGCGCGGCTGGGATCGTGCAGTGACCCATCCCGACCAGATTGGCGAGGGCCGAGTCGCCCGCGCGGGGCAGGCCCTGCATGATGCGGCCGATGCGATCCCGGTGGACCCGATGTACGAGGGCACGGTCCCCGCAGACCTGGGGGCCGGCGTCGGCTCTATGGGAACATTCCTGGTGGGTGGTGGCCTGGCAGGTGTCGCGGGCCGAGGGCTTGGCGCGTTGGGGCGCCTGGGACAGCGCGGCCGGGACGTATCCCAGCGCACCGGTCAGATGGGTGGCGCATTGAGCATGGCGGGTGGCGCCGGCGCAGACGAGGCCTACGAACGCGCAATCCAGTATGGGCTGGAGGCGGATGAGGCGCAGAGCGTCGCGCGAAACTTCGGTATCGCATCCGGTGCGGTCGAGGTCGGGAACATCAACCTGCTTCTGCGGCGTCTCCCGCCGGCGGCGCGTGAGCGTCTGTTCGGCCAGATGGACGGGCAGATCGTTGCGGCCATGGCATCCGAGTTCGGCGTGGCCGGGGCTGGGGCGATCGGCCAGAACTGGGGCCAGATGTCCTACGACGAGCGCCAGAGCCTGTTCGACGACGTGCTGTACCAGGCGGCGATCAGCGCAGGTTCGGCCGGCATCACGCAGGCGGCCCGGGGCGGGATGGCCCGCGGTGCCGGCGCCTTCGAGGGCGACCGATCCGAGTTCGAGTCGTGGCTGGACGAGCGCGTGCAGCAGGATCCAGAGCTTCGCCAGGCAGCCGATGCCGTCTCCAACATGGACCCGGACGCGGCGGCTGACCTTGTGGCCGAGCTTCTGGCGCTCCCGGCGCCGACCATGGAGGTGGACGCAGCAGGCGAGGCGGGCACCACCGCACAGCGCGAGCAGATGGCCCGCGAGCGTTCCGAGCTGGGCCTGAGCGAAGTGGACGGCGCCATTCATGGGCGCGCACCAATCACCATGCCGCCCGAGGCGTCTGTACAGCAGCCCGCTGGACTTCCCGCCCCGCAGATGCAGATCGCCCCGGACGGCACCACCGGAACGCAGGCGCAGATGGAACAGCGCGCGGCCGAGCGGTCCACCCTGGGTATGGAGGAAGTCTCGCAGGCGATCCAGGGCCGCGACGGCGTATCCGGACGACCGGCCGACACCGAATCCGCCGCCACGGGCGTGCCGGAAGCCGCCGTGCTGGCCGATATGGACGCGCAGCAACTGGATACGCTGGAGCCGGCCAGCCCGCAGGAAGCGCAGATCCTGGACGCCGAGATCGGGCGCCGCTACCGCGAGATCACCGAGGCGATCGAAGAAGCGCAGACGCCGGAAGAACTACTGCGGCTGCGCGCCCGCATTCCCCGACTCCCCGCGCACCGCCAGCGTGGCCAAGGCATGGCCGAGGATCTGACCCGTCGCGTGCGCGAGCGCATGGACGAGACCCGAGCGCCGCGCCCGGACACGCAGGCCGATGCCCCGGACACCGATGCGGGCCTGGACCAGCTGCAGGCTGAAGGCTGGGAAAACATCGGCCGCGACATTGCGCAGGCCGACAGCATGGGCGCCGCGCGCCGCCGCATGGAGCAGCTGAACCAGCAGGACACCGATTTCGAGTACGACGTGGTGCAGGCCGGTCCCGATGCCGACACCGACTGGACCGTGGTGCGCCGCGCGCTACAGCCGGCCGAACCCGCCCCGCAAGACGCCCCGCAAGCGCAGATGGGCGCACCCGAGCCCCGGCAGGAGCAGGCCCCGCAGCGCCGTGGTCGTGGTCTCACGCCAATGCAGGATCCGCGCGCCCAGCAGCAGGGGTATCTGGACCGCCTGCCGGAGATGGCGGCCGAAGCCGGCTGGGCCGAGGAGGGCGGTCACCTTCTCCGGGATGCCGATGGTCGCGTCTCCGGTCGCACGACCTGGGTGCCCCGTCAGGAGTGGTGGATGGATCGCCCCAGCGGGGTGACTGAGCGCGTTGTGCATGAGGCGGTCAACAAGGCCCAGCGCGGCGAGCTCCTGAACGCCGCCGAAAAGCGCGCCGTGAGCTTCCTGTTCGACGTGATCGACCAGCAGGAAGCGCAGATGGACGCCACCGATCTGGAGATGTTCTACGAGGCGATCGACGCCGACCTGATCGAGACCACCTACGCCGACGCGCAGGGCGAGGATCTGATTCACGGTGTGCTATCGTCGATGGCGGAGGCAGAGGCCGCAACCGAACAAGGGCTGAGCGAATATGACCAACAATTCAGGCAAGCCGGGGCACCGGACGCGGGCGATGCTCGAGTCGATGCCCCCGGAGAAACGACAAGCCGCTATCAAAGCCGGACAGGCCCGCCTGATGTTGATCAGCGCGGCGCGCGAAGCGGGCTACCCGCTGGAGACGCCGGAGCAGATCCGGCACGCGCTCAGCGAGATGAAGGCGGCCGCGAAGGACTGACGCTCACTGCGCAGACCCCGCAGGACATCGAACTGCAGGAGGCCCGGCGCCGCGAGCAGATGCAGCGCGAGCGCGAGGCCGAGCAGCGCGCCGAAGCCGACCGGATGCGCGACGACTTCCGGCTCGAGAGCGACACCGGCGCGCAGGATGGTCAGGCGGACCTGGAGGACGTGACCGGCCGCCCCGGCGGCGATATGTTCGCCAGCACCGCACGATCCCGAGGCGAATCCCCGCCAACTCCCGCCGAACCCCAGGCCACCGAGACCCCCGCCACCGAAGCGGGGGTTTCTGCTTCTGGGGCCCTGATCCTCAAGCGCGACGGCACCCCGTTCCAGACCCAACGCGCCGCCGAACTGGCAGCCCGCAGCCGCAACGATCTGCGGGAGCGCCGAGACCAGCTTGAGGCCGTCGAGGTCGAGGGCGGCTGGGCGCTGCGCGATCGTCGCTCAGAAACGGCGGAAAGTGAACCACAAGCCGACTCGCAGCGAACAAGTGATCCACAAGCGGCGCCGCAGGTGATCGACTCCGACGAGGCCGACCTGGCGACCCGCACCCGCGCCGAGGCCGCCGGCGAAGGCCCAGACCGCTCCCGCTTGATTGCCGTGCGCGAGTTCCTGGATACGTGGCTGGAGGACTTCACCGCGCCGGCCGCAATCTCCGGCCGCGTGGGCGATCTGTACCGCCGGATCAACACCGAACTGGAGCAGGGCGGCGACCTGGCGCAGCTGCAACGTGACGTGGCCGCCGAGCTCCGCGACTGGCGCAGCCAGGCCGACATCGATGCCGACGTGGCCAGCGAGATCGACCGGCTGGTGGATGGCTTCGCGCGCGCAGGGTTCCAGGTCGAGGCGGATGCTGGCGCAATCGAGTCCACGGCCGCCGCGGTCGATACCGACGAGGCGCAGGCGCAGATCGAGGCCCCATACGGAGATATGGATGCCCAACTGCGTGCCGGCACGATCAGCACACACGACTATATCCGGGCGCGCGGTCTCGACGTGGACGCCTACACCGATGAATGGATGGTGCGCCGCACGTCGGCGGATAGCCCGGTCGAGACGGACTTCGACCAGCTGATGGACGCCATGATCTCGGACGCCAACCGCCGGGCGGCGCAGGTGGAGGTGGCCACCAAGCGCGGCGCCCAGCGCAAGCAGGCACAAACCCGCCGTCAGCGATGGAACGATACGGCTCAGACGCTACGCACCATGAAGCAGCGCCGAGTTCACCCGCTGGAGGCCCCGCAGCACGTTCAAAGCGATATTCAGAAAGGCCTTTGGTCTCGCTTCCGGAGCCGGTTGGAGAGCACACGAGCCAGCCAGGATGAGATCCGAGCCCGGCAGCGAGAAGCGGAGGATCTGGCCGAGCGCGAGTTTGCGATCCAGTACGCCCGCGATCACGCGACCCAAGAGCCGGCAGCGGCAACGACCCCGCGCGAAGACACCATGTACTTCGTCAACTGGACGAACGACCCGTCGAGCGGCCGCACCACCGAGACCCGCATGTTCGACCGCCTCAAGGACGCCCGCGCCTTTGCGGAGGGCAAGAGCGGCTATATCACGCGCGTCTCGGATGGTGGCAACCGTATCGACCCGTCGGAAGGCAGCACGCGCCTGGTGGAGTACGTGGGCGGCTTCCAGCCGTCTGCCACCGAGCAGCAGCGCATCGAGGGTATGACCGCTGATCGAAGCGACGAGCCGCGGTTCAGCCGTTCCGAATCCCTGCCTGATACCATCACCGTGGACGGCGTGGATCGCCCGACCCGCAACAGCGAAGGCCGCCCGATTCACTCCTCGCCGGCTGCGGTGGAAAACTTCTGGCGCTGGTTTGGGGATAGCCAAGTGGTGGATGGCCAGGGGCGGCCCAAGGCCATGTATCACGCGAACTTGGCCGATTTCGCTGAGTTTGACCGTGCGATGGTGCGGAGCCGCTACCCCTACAGCATCGGGTTCCATTTCACCGACGCGCAATGGGAAGCGAACGCTTATACCCAAGAGCGAGAAGGTCCTGGTGCCGACGGCTTGAGGACTCAAGAAGGCGCCAACGTAATGCCGGTGTACATCAAGGCCGAGAACCCCTTAGTGATCCAGACAAACCAGCCTGCGGCGTCTATGGAAGCAGACCTGAACCGGGGCGAGATCATCGACCAGCTACTGCAGTCCCGTCGAACAGGGAACCCCTACGATGCAGTCATAATTGAGCGGAGGGACCAGTCAGGGCAGGCCGAGCAGGACCACTCGAACGTCATTGCTTTCGATTCGGCCCAGATCAAGTCCGCCATCGGTAATCTCGGCACATTCGACCCGGACAGCGACGACATTCGGTTCAGCCGTTCGGAAGCGGCGTCGCCGCGTCTGTCTGCGGTCCATAACATCAGCACCGACGGCCTTCTGTTCGCCGATCGCCTGGGCGGGCTGGCCGTCCCGTCGATTGGCGTGGTCACCGAAGATGCTGGCGGCGTCGATGGGTTCGGGGAGATCACGCTGATCGGTCGGCGCAGCATGGCCGACCCGGCGCGTGAGGCGGTATTCAGCTCCGATGCCTACAGCGTTCGCCACCCGCAGCCCGAGTACCGGGGTTACAGCGATGCCGACTATCGGCGTCTGGCCGACGCGATCCAGCCGTTCGCCGATCGCTACGACGACAAAATGATCCGCGGATTCCTGCACGAGCACGGCCAGGATCGGCCGGATGCGCGGGAGCTGCTGAACCGTGCGGAATCGTCCGACGCCATGCAGGCCATGTTCCTGGAGGAGCAGGGGCATACGATCGAGCCCATCACCAAGCCTGCGCGCCTGGAGATGGATGGTGTCGATACGCCCGAGGTGCGCGCGTTCATAGAGGGCAAGTCGCGCCGGGAACTGCAAGACCAGTGGCCGGAGCTGAGCCGCGTACTGCGCGAAGCCACGCATGCCAAGAACCGCCGAGAGCTCGAGCAGGCCGGCTTGGGCGAAGATCTCGTTGCCGAGATCAACCGAGACTGGGACAAACAGAACTGGAACCCGGATCGTGAGCAGATCCATCTTGGCCGGGAGCACATGGTCATGCGCTCCATCGAGGATCTGGACTCCGATGCGGTTGATCGCGTGGAGACCGGCCGCCTGCTGCGCGAGGCGATCGAGGGCCGCGAGGTCGAGTTCCGGCGCTGGCTGGAGGATATGCTGATCCCAGCGATGGGCGAGCCCCGTATCAAGGTCGGTCGTCGCAAGCTGCCCTACACGCTGGAAAACATCGTCGAGGCCATGACGCGCGAGCGCCAGGTGGCCGGACGTGAGGAGACGATGACGCACGGGGCGGGCCAGGTGCGCGCCTCCACCGCAGAGCGGTTCCGCACCTTGGAGCGCATGCGCGAGGCGGCGCAGGAGCAGGTCCGCAGCCCCGCAGAATACGAGGCCGCGCGCGAGCGCACCGAGGAGCAGCTGCACCAGTACCGAAACGCTGTTGCAGATCACACGACCGTTCGCGACTTCCGCGGCCGTCCGGATACCTGGGAAGCGTTGGATGCCTCCATGCGTGCGATCGGGCGCTACCTGAACAGCTCCAACCGCAACCGCCAGGCTTTCGAGCGGGCGCTGCGCGCGGAGGAGTTCGACGTGGCGGCGATCAAGGCGCAGGAGGGCGACCTGATTGCGCAGGGCATGCAGGCGGCCGATGCCTTGGAACAGACCCCGGTGCCGTACTTCGAGGCCAAGCCGCAGCGCGAGGTGCCCCTGGAGGAGTTCGCAGGCGCCGTGGTGCCGGAGAATGCGCCAGCCGAGGTGCTGGCGGTTCTGGAACGCCGAGGCATCCCGTACCAGCGCGCAAGCGAGGAGAACCGACAGGAGGCCGTTACCGCGCTGCGGAACGAACTGGCCGAGACGGACCCGGATGTTCTTTTCAGCCGCCGCGGTGATACTGTAGGCGTAGACGTAGGAGAAATGACCGATGCGGAATTCGACCAACACTTCGGCCGCCAAGACGCAGGAGCAGAAGTTCCAGGAGTGGGACGCGGCGGGCAGCGACGCCCTGGAGCCGATGGACCCGAACGCGCCGGCACCGAAGGGGCCCGAACAGTTGGCGGTGGAACACCGCGATCTGGCTGGGTATCGGCAAGCGTTGTCCGGGATCAAGGCGCAGGGCCTCGACTAGTCCACCGGGGCGCGCGCAGCGCCATCCAGTCTGAACACTTCTCGCCCGAGTCCCTGGGCCGGGCGACCGGCCACCCTACGGCCGGGCTGGGCGTCTGGTTCACCACGAACCGCGGCGAAGCCAGCGAGTACGGATCGCATGTCGATTCGGTCTACCTGGACATCCGCACCCCCAAGGTATTCCGTCCGGAGACCATGCCTCAGTTCGATTCCGTCGAGGAGGCGACTGCCTACCGCGAGCATTTGCGGGCGCAGGGCTATGACGGGATCGCGCTCGACCAGCGCGGCATCGGTGGGCCGGTACACTTCGTGGCCTTCGACGCCGAGCAGGCGATCCATCCAGATACAGACCCTGGCGACGGCCGAATGTCGGCCGCTGAAGCCACCACCGAAGCCCGGCCCCGCGCCGGGCTTTCTGTTTCTGAGGTGCAGGAATCCGTGGACGGCCTCATGGCCGACTGGCAGGGCGCCCCGAACATCGAGGTGGTCGATGCTGAATGGGATCTGCCGCAGAGCCTCCAGGTGAAGATCGCGCAGGCCGGCGCCACCGGCACGGTCAACGCCGTGTTCTGGCGCAACCGCGTGTACCTGGTGGCCCGGCGCATGCAGTCCCGCGAGGACGTGCAGGCCAAGCTGCTGCACGAGGTAGTGGGTCACTACGGCATGCAGCAACTGCTGGGCGGTGACATGCGCCAGACGCTCAACCGCGTGTGGAGCATGCACGGCCGCAACCATCCCGAGGTGCAGGACATCATCCGGCGCTACTTCACTGACCGCCGGTTCGACGTGAACAACCGCCGGCACCGCGACCTGGTGGCCGAGGAGCTGATCGCGCACATGGCCGAGCGCGGCACGCAGCCGACCATCGTGCAGCGTGTGGTGGCCGCCATGCGCGACTGGATGCGCCGCATGGGCTTCGACCTGCAGATGAGCCGGGCCGACCTGGCGAACCTGATCCGCGAGGCTCACCGTGTCGTTGAGTCCGGTGAGATCAGCACCACGTCTCCCAGCGCCTTCGGATCCGAGGCCGCGGCCAGCCAGGGCGGCGAGGCCCTTTCCCGTCAGGATGGCATGGGCGAGACCATCGACGTGGACGGCCAGCAGCGCCCGACGACGAACAGCGAGGGGCGCCCGATCCATTCGGACCTGGACGGACTACGCAGCTTCTGGCGGTGGTTCGAGGGATCGGTGGCCCAGGACCAGGAAGGCCGGCCCCTGCAGCTTTACCACGGAACCATGACCGACATCGCCCAATCCGACGGGCCGGTCTACCTGACCGATTCCGCTCAGTATGCCAACTACTATGCCGCTGGCGAGGCCACAGGTTCGCCCGCGTCTTTCGACCAGGATGGGCCGTACCCTGTTGGAGACATGACACCGCAGGAGCAGGCTGGTGCGCTGGCTCGCAATGAGGCGGCTTTCGATGAGGCGCAAGGGCTGGTTACTGAGGCTGAGCGCGAATTCATGCTCGAGCAGGAGCAATCTGGGCTGGTCTCGCTGATGGAGACAGCGGAGGAGTTCGGGTTCACCCTGGACAACATGGATGATGCGCGCCGTGCTCGAATCAACGAACGGCACCCGGACTTCGAGAACCGGATCCGCCGGTATCGCAAGATCCGGGAAAAGGCGATCGAGGCTTCCGAGAAGTGGTTTGATGCCCACCAGGAGTACATGAACCTGGTGGGTCGCAAGCGGATCGCAACGCCGAACGTGGCACCCGTATATGCCTCCCTGCAAAACCCGTACTACGTCCAGGACGAGCTTTCGATCTACAACCTGGGCGACGACGCCGAGGCGATTGCGCGTCTGCAGGAACGAGGGTATGACGGCGCGATCTGGATCAACCCTGGCTTCAACAACCTCGGTGAGGCGCGAGGGCGGCCCTACGGCAGCGAAGTTCTGGTATTCCGCCCTGACCAGGTGAAGTCGGCCGTCGGCAACGTTGGTACTTTCGATGCCGATAGCGACGACGTGCGCTTCTCCCGCGGCGAGCGCTCCAGCCCGTCGCAGCCGGACCTCGACAACATGCCGGCGATCGAGAATCGATATGCGGAAATGGCTCGGCTGCGCGGCATGTGGGACTCCGCATCGGATGTACTGCGCCGGCAGCCGCAGCTGTCGCACGTAGCTGATGCGGTGGACCAGTTTTTCGACCGCACCCGCTGGCGCATGGGGCGTGTGAACGCCATTCTTCGGCCGGTGATGCGGGAGATCCCGACGCTCAACCGCAGGCGTCGCGGCGAGCTGTTCCGCCTGTTCGAGCGGTATCAGGCCGCGAAGGAGAACGGTCGCGACGAGGAGGCCCGGCTGATCCGCGAGGAGGGCCCCGAGCGCGTGCGCAACCTGATTCAGGCCTGGGAGCAGGTGGCCGACCTGACCGGCCAGGACAACCAGGAGGTCGGTGTCCAGGTGTGGGATGACCGGCAGGTGGATTGGGAGGGCGTGCGCAAAGAGATTGGCGCCAACGGTGAGCGCATCCTGCGCAACACGCCCCAGCGCAAGCGTGAGGCCCGCTATGGCGAGCTGTACCGCAAGATGAAGCCGCAGCGCGACCTGAGCGAGATGCCTTCATCCCCGGCGCTGCCGCGCAAGGGCGGGTGGCGCCCGATTGGTCGCGTGCCCGGCTTTTTCCCGCGCGTGATGAAGCGGGAGGTCCAGCAGGCGCTCATGCACCCGGCCGGGAACCCGGAGACCTGGCAGCGCATCCAGGATGAGCTGATGAACGCGGGCATGATCAACGATCCGGCCGAGGCTCAGAACTACGTGCGCAACTACTTCTCGCGCGAGACGAGCAACGACTACTTCGCCGGCGTGGAAAAGGCGCGCAAGGATCCGCTGCCTGAGTGGTTCTACGACTACAGCTGGGATTCGGCCATGCTGTACAAGGACCGCTGGGCGGAGCGCGTGAGCCAGATCGAGGCGTTTGGCCAGGCCGATGTGGACCAGGAGGGCGACGTGTTCGACAAGGCGAAGCGCCTGACCACGGACCAGAACACGCAAAACTACCTGGACCAGGTTCAGCAGCGGGTCTACAACACGACCGACGCCAGCATGATCACGCAGTTCATCGGAGCCCTCAACATCTTCGCCACTGGTGCGATGTTGGGGAATCCGGCCACGGCCGCGCTCAACCTGATCGGCGGCACGTCGCTGAACTTCCAGGCCTATGGCCTGTGGCCGTCGATTCGCGGATTGGCCAAGGAGCTCGCAGACTTCGGCGGCGCCCTGGACATGGGCACGCAGAAGGGCATCCTGATCAATGACTACCTCACCTTCATGCACGACGCGCAGCAGCAGGGTGTTCCCGAGCGGCTGAGCAACTTCACCAGCCTCATGCTCAAGATCGGGGGCTACACGCCGGCCGAGGTGTTCATCCGATCGCACGCGATGCTGACGGCCAAGACGTTCCTCGAGGACTCCCTGGCCCGCTGGAATCGCGATGTGACCAGCAAGCGCAGCCTGCGTGCCGTGGCGTGGTTCCAGCGCCAGGGGTTCGACTACCGGCGCCTGCTGGAGGAGAACGGCGAGGGCACGGAAACCGATCGCTTCCTGCGCAAGGCCGTGAACCTGACGCAGGGCAGCTACCGGGTCAACCAGGTGCCGGTGTTCACCGATACCCCTGTCGGCCGCTTCCTGTTCAAGTACCAGAAGTTCGGCACTCAGCTGTCACGCATGTTCTGGATCAACCACCTGAAGCCGGCGATCGACTCGGTGGTGAAGGGTGGCGAGGTTGTCGATGTCGAGGTGGGCGGCGAGGTTCACCAGAAGCGCATCCGCACGATCACGCCGCTGATTCGTTTCTTCGCGGTGGCTGGCGTCTCCGGAACGGCCCTGGCTGCGCTGCGCGAGGGTTTGTTCGGATACCAGGATCCGGGCCCCGACTTCGAGGAGATCGAGCGGCAGCTGGCCCAGGGTGAGTATGCCGAGGCTGCAGTGCTGGCGGCCTGGCGGTTCTGGCACTCCAATATGTCCGTGGGCTCACTCGGGTTCTTCGGCAACTACGCGCAGTTCCTGCACGACGTGGCCGACCGGCAGCGCGTGAAGTCGCCGGTTGATCCGCCCGGCCTGGCCCCGATCCGCGATGGCGTGGACATCAGCATGCGCCTGTTCGAGCAGGGCAGCCTGGACTGGCGCGACCTGCACGACTTCACAGAAAGCCAGTGGTCGCTGTACCGGACGTGGAACCGGGCCGCGCTCATGGGGATGTCGCACGTCTCCGACTGGCGGCAGGCGCAGTGGGAAGTCGCGCAGCGCGATCGTCGCTATGTGCGCAAGATGGTGCGCCGGTACTCCGACGACATCGGCCTCGAGAACAAGCGCCGGGCGCCGGATCGGATCGGGCACACCGAGATGACCCCATACAACCGGCGCATCCACAAGGCCCTGCTGCTGGGTGAGCCCGAGCGGGCGCGCCAGGTCGCACTGGAGGCCCTGGAGCAAGCGGAAACGCGCGAGGAGTTCGACCGCACCATGATGTCGCTGCAGGCCTCCGTGCGCGCCTACCAGCCGGCTCGGGTATTCGAGAGCCCGTCCGAGAAGGAACGCCGGGACTTCATGCGATGGGCCGAGGACCGCGTGGGTCCGGAGAGCTTCCAGCGTATCCAGCGCATCGACTCGACCTACCGTGAGGCCGCCATGAAAGCCGGCCTGATGTCGCGGCGCTCGCCGATGGACGATATGCGGGACGACCTGCAGAGCATGCGGGGCGATCAGGAAATGACGCCAGGCATGCGGCGCCTGCTGCTGATGCAGCGTGGCATGTGGGTGCCCGAGGTGGACGGTCAGTAGAACGAAAGCCCGATCGGCAGGACCAGCATCGGGCACGCCCCCATAAGCACGGTGCGAACCGTCGTGTTCGGGTCGTGCCTGCGCGGGATGTACCAGAGCGGGCTGATCAGGATGGCGAAGTACCCGGCCAGCGTGACCAGCCCGAAGATCCGGAACAGCAGGTCCGGCAGCAGCGGCAGGATCGCGTTCGTGGTGCCCATCCAGGCGACGATCATCACGGCATACACCAGCGGCGCCGCCAGGATGTAGGGCAGGCACCGCGTCAGGTTCGCCTGCGCCCCGGTAAAGTGGTTCAC